CAATTGCTAAAGGTTGCCTAATTGCTGCGGAGAATTCAAATTAAATGAACAAAGAAATTAGAGACATTGGAATTGCTGCTTATCTTGTCATGCATGACTTCAAACTGCATGACAAGAAAGAAAAGAATTTTATATTTTCGATAGAACCTATAAACAGTAAAAAGTTTGAAGATCTCAAGATCAGTTATCTTTCTAGTGAGTTTCATCATTTTGATTCATGTATTATGAGTTTAAAGAAACTTGAAGAATATAATTTTAATTTAGATAGTGAGTTTTTTATCAATGATTTAGGTTGTGCTGCTTATCTTTTGATGCATAAATTCAAGCTTCTTGGTAAAAAGAACAGATATTTTTATTTCGAGATATCGAGAGAAGAAGAAATTCAATTTAGAGAAATAATGATTCAATATAGCGGAAGTGATTTCCACAGTTTTGACAGTAAACTAATGTCTTTGAAAAAGATTATTTAGACATCATTTTTTCTAGATCGTTAAGATTTTCAGGTGGTTTTTGCTTTTTTGAAACTACAACTTCTTCTTCACAAATAGCCACCAAGTGAGAAATATTTATAAAATTCATTTTTTCTCCTTGATAAGATTTGTAGAAAATTCCATCTTCATTTATTTCTGTAGGAAATCCAACAAAATAAATAAGCTGTTTATCCTCTTGCATGTTCCTTTGGTGAACAGAAGTGAAAAAACTGCAAGGCTTTCCAATAAAATGTTGTTGTAATTTTGTAACTGTAGTTCTATTATCCATGTTAACCATCCATTTGTTTTTCAGCTAATCTAATATACTGAGACAACATGTTTTTGTCAAATCTAACAAGAAATTCATTCCAATCCTTTATGTCTAATGGTGGATGAACAGATGAAACTTCACATCCAAATGACTTTAATAGTTTTGCTGAATTTTCAATAGCCATTTGTCCTGCTGAATCATTATCAAAGGCAAGACAAACTTGTTTGTTGGCAACAACGGATGCATGTTTTGTTGATATTTGCTTTCCTCCTACAGCGCATGAAATTAAATCTTGCTCTTGAATTGACATACAGTCGAATTCCCCTTCACATATGTAAATTTTTTGATTCTTCTGAAACCATGTTGGGAAAAACATTACATCAGCTTTCCCAACATCGTTTTCATCTTTTAATGGACCCAAATATCTTAAATTGCTTTCAAACAAAGCTCTGCCATTGTAATAAATCCAATTGTTATTTCTGTCGTAATAAGGAATTACCAATCTGTTTTTCATTCTTCCTTCAATGCCAACATAGAAAGCATTTAAATCAATTTTTCTTGATAATAAGTAATCTTTTGCTTTTTTGTAAAGCCAAGGTGGAGCTTCGTTCAATGGAACAACGCCATTAGGCTTTTGTATTACTTTGAATTCTTCTTTGATCAATGAGTTAACATCAATACTATGATCTTCCAGTTCAAATTTTTCAAAAAATTTATTTTGTTTAATACCAAGTGTTTGTAATGCATCCTCGTAACTGCAATTATCTATTTTCATTACTAATGCTAGCACAGTTCCTTTGTTATTACTTTTAAAACAGTTGTAGAGACCTTTCCAAAATTTTTTTATATTGCAATAAAGATGATGTTTTGTATCTTCACAAAAAGGGGAGTTAAATCTTATCTGATCACCGTTGATAACAGGCTGACCTATTTTTTGGTTAGCCCATTTAATAAAAATTTCGTGATCAATCATGGATTTAAACCTTTTATGCTATATTAGTTAAGTGAGCTTTTAAGTCAAGGTGTTCATTGAAAATCAAACATATTTCAATTTCTCGGTCAGGTGTTTGGCATGAATGCCAAGTAAAATATCGTTATAAATATCATTTGGAAGTGATATCAAATAAACCAGAACCTCCATATTTTGCTTATGGAAAGCTTGTGCATAAAGCAGCAGAGATTTATGTAAAAGAAAAAGGCATAAAAAATATTCATGAAATTGCTTCTGGATTGCTTAGTGGAAACATTAATGAGGAATTTAAAAATTTAAAGTTAAATCAAGAGTATAAAAGAAAACTACCAGTTCACTTAGACAATATTGAAAAGATTACGTCAAAGATTGGATTTGAAGGTTTGCTTGAGCAAGAAATAAAGTTAGACTTATTGCCACCTAATGAAAAGCTTCTTCTTGGATATGTCGATAGAATAGTATTCAATGAAGATAAAACAATGATACTTGATTATAAAACAACAAAAGCTGGTTTCTACCAGAAAGACAACAACACAATTAAGCAAGATTTACAACTAAGAACATATGCTTATTATGTGTGCAAAGAATTCAAACTAGATCCTAGCAAAGTTTTTTGTTGTTTATATTACCTTGAAAATAAAAAATTAGTTTGCACAAATTATACTGAAGCTCAAATGCAAGATGCTATTGATTTTTTAACAAAAGATTATAATCTAATTGAATCAATTGATGAAAGCTCGGCTAAACCCAATGTGGGCAATCATTGTAAAAGATGCGACTACCATGATGTGTGCCCTTATGGAAGGAGTGTATAGTAAACACTATGAACGACATTTACAATCACATGATTTTCTTATCTGAAGATGCTCGAAATGATCTACATGAAGGCAGGGAAGTTGAAGGTGAAGGTTTTACTACAATTATAAATCAAAACAAAAAAAACTTAGATTTTTCTTTTGTTCAGGAATTAGCAACAAGATACAGAGTAAACTCCAATTCAAGAAAAAGCGAAGTTATTGTTAAAAACAAACAGTTTGAAAATTCGATAAAAGACAGTTATATTACAATTAATTTTAATCCACAAAAACTTAAAATAGACATTGAAGATATTCTGAATACTGACAATGATGGAAAAGAAAAATTAACATTTTTCATACTTGATAAAAGTAATTCGCATTACATATGCATTGCTGATATAAGCTTATTAATGAATAATTATGTTTTTATGGATGAGATTAGCAATTTTTTAGAGCCAAAGAAAATCTAACGCTAATTGTTTCTCCGGCAGAGATAATAATAGGAGAAGCCAATACAGCTGTGCTATAAAGATTTCCTGATGTTCCAGAACTTGCATCTGTCAGAAACAGATTGATTACTGGACCCCAAGATCCAACTACAGCAGCAAATATAATTACATTGCTTCTTGCCTGATAAACACCACCATTGTTTACAATAGAGAATCCTGTAACAGAACTAGCTGGTTGTCGGCTATAACCGTTCCCGGATGGTTCTCCTGACAAGTTTGCCAATGTCTGATTAGATGAGATTGTAGCTCTATTATCAAGCCCAAGATAATAATTAGAAGGTATATATGTGTTGTTCGTAGGACCACCTAAAAACACCGCTGATAAGATTCTTTCTTCACCTTGGGCGTGAAGAATGTTATAGATATTTTCTTCTTTATAGATTACTTTTCCATCATGATCTTTTTGAATGATTTCATCAATTTTCATGATTCCTTGCCAATTTTTCATTTTAATCTCCATGGAAATGACTTAAATTAATTTTTTCTTTCAAATCTTTTCTGATTACATCGTTAGTTATTTTGTTGTCAATTTGATTATTTATAAACATGCTCATGGGGTCAATATAATTTGTTGGTATTTTACCTTTGTGAGTATAACTATTATCTTGTTTTACTTTGAATACATAATACATTTCTGTTTTGAAGGTAAAATAGCAAAAAGAACATCCTAGCCTATGCTTGTTTGCAATATGCTTATAATCTGATTTACAGATAGGACATACTTTTGTCAAGATATGATTCTCCCTTTTATTTTAAATTGAAAGTTTAGTGCTCCACTTTTAGATGTTCCTGCCGGAACTACTCTTTTGAGCCAAATCGGGATACCTTCATTAGGTTTTAAACTTGCTAAATATATTGGATTAATAGGGGTAATAAGATCAAAAGTAATATTTTCTGGTTCTGATAAAATACTTTGTGTTTTTGGTACAATAATATTTATTGGTGATCCATCTTGAATTTTGTTAATAAAGAATTCAGTAGACGGAGACAGATTGTTTGAAACAAGTGAAATTAAAGGATGATATTTAAATCCAGAATCTGATTCAAAATTTATAAGAATATTATAGTAACCTGTTTTAGCTTCAGTTGTTACAATTACACCAAGCAATCCCAAGTCAATCAACTGTTGTTGAAAATTCAAAGCTAATTGTTGTGTATTAGAAGAAAATTCTACTGTAAAATCATCACCATCATAATTGAGAACCAAGTTGCCGCTTATTGGAGAACCGCTTAATGTTATTTTTTGAATATCGTTCTTTTTATCTAATCCTATATAACAAACAGCTGAACTGGAATTTTGATTGTAAACAGAAAAATCATACAATGATTCAGTGTCACTTTGATTGAAGATATAGAAACATCTATAATCAGTTATGCCTGACTTCAATTGTTCATCTGTTAACGAATTGAAAAGACCTTGAGATATTTCACCAATTTCAATAACTGAAGGATTTCCACCAATACTTTGAAATGGATCATAGTTACCTTGACCACCACTAAAAACAAAAACTATATCACTTGTTGTAAGCATTGAATTATCACCGTTTATATTTAATATATAGTAAATTAAGCTTTTAACTTGAATAATTTGTTTAACAATTCTAATTTAATTTGTCACACCAAGGAGCATCCAGTGCAAATCGGATCAGATGTCGAATGCTTTCTGCGTGATTCATCTAATCAGATTGTTAATGCTGCAAAGCATATTAAACAATCAAAGCACGATCCTTACAAAAAGCAAAAAATAAAAATTTATTATGATAACATTTTGGCAGAATTTAATATTCCTCCATGTGATAATGGCAAAGATTTTGTAGCAAACATTACAAATGGATTGTATCTTCTAGAAAAGTTGGCTGCTCCTTGTAAATTAAATTTCACTGCTGCGTCAATTATTGACTTATCAATAACAAAAGATGAAAATGCTAGTGAAAACGGATGTAACGATGAAACAAATGCTTATACTTTAGAATTTAACAAAGATATTGAAAATTTTATAAAGAATAGTAGATTTAGAACATGTGGCGGTCATATTCACATCGGAATAGATGTTAACGATAAAAACTTACAAGATCCCGTTGTAAAGCCTTTGTTTGTTTATATGCTTGATTTATTCTTAGGAATACCAAGCGTAGTTTTAGACAAAGATATGACGCAAGCCAACAGAAGACAAGCATTTGGGAAAGCTGGAGCATATCGTTCTAAAATTTATGGGATTGAATATCGAGTATTAAGTTCTTGGTGGGTTACTAAACCTGAGTATATTGCTTTAATATACAATATTGTCGAATTTGTCTATTATGCAATGCAAGATAAAATATGGGAAAAGTTTTGGTCTATAAATGAAGTGGATGAAAAAATTTCATACAATTGTTTTGGATACGATGATATGGTAATCAGAAATACCATAAATAATTGTGACAGGGCAAAAGCTTCTAAACTATTAAATTTTATTTATAATTTTATGCCAAACGAACTAGTCAAACAAATTGTTGACATAATAAACATCTAATCATAAAATAATTAAACCCCTGATACTAACTGCATCAGGGGTTTAATTGAATTTTTATTTCATTCACTTCTTAGGTGAATTTTTCCAAGACTTTTTGCTAGTCATGCATCTTGATTTCTTAGGCATTACCTTCATTTCTGTAGAATTGCAGTTACATTTCTTCGCTGGCTTTTTACTTACGGTCTTTTTGCCTTTTTTCTTTACAGGAACCTTCTTGCCCTTCTTGCTTGGAGTTTTATCTAAAACTTTTTTACCCTTTTTCTTTGCTTTTATGTACTTAACAAACTGTGGCGGAATAGCACCTTCGTTAAGAATATCGCCATTCAATCTGCTGTTAATACGAGGATTAATGATTGAGTTAACGCTTTCAAGCCATTCCTGAAAATCGGGAGTGCTATCAAAAGTGCTAGTACTTTCTGCCTTCATGTATGAGCCACAATAACCACATTTTTTAGCAACAACCATTTTGCCATGATCGTGAGGACTGTCTTCGTCTCCATCTTCAACAACTTCTACTTCGCCAGTCTCATCTTGCATGTCTACTTCATCTTCCATGTCATCTTCATCTTCTTCATCTTCTTCGTCATCTTCTTCGTGGTGATGATGACCTTCATGATCATCTTCTTCATCTTCCATGTCTTCTTCATCTTCGTCTTCATCTTCCATGTCTTCTTCATCTTCCATGTCTTCTTCATCTTCGTCTTCGTCTTCATCTTCCATGTCTACATCTACGTCTTCATCTTCGTCTTCATCTTCTTCTTCCATATCTTCTTCATCTTCCATATCTTCTTCATCTTCATCTTCCATGTCTTCATCTTCCATCTTCTCATGAAGAGGAGTGTAAGCCAAAAGTCCTTTTGGAGATGTTACTCTCATTGGGTTAGACATCATAAAGCTTTCATTGAGCTTTTTCCATTTTTCATAATTTAGCATGTTTATTCTCCAAAAAACTTGATTTTGTGTATATACTTATTCAAATCATTTTTCCTAAAGATTTTCTTATAGATTCTCTTCTTTTCTTCTCAATTTCAAGACGATTTCTATCCATCCCGACAGGAGTAGTTTGTTCAGTTTGTATTTGTGGTTGATTATTGCCAGCAGATCGAACTATATTTTGTCTAATAGCTGGCTTAGCACCGTTCACGTTTCTTTGAGGTAAATTACCTTTTTTTCCGCATCCGCAAGCCATAAGTCCTCCTGAAAAACCAGTGTAATTTAAATGATTTTCTCAACCTCTCTATCATATTTTTTAATACAATTTCTCTGGAGACTCGTTTCTTGTTTCATTCAAAATATTTATTAATTTATTCCTCGATTTTAGAAATTGATCAAATTTCATTACACCTCATTTAACTATTATATATATGAAAGTGAATATTTTTATGGAACAAAATACAGAAATTAATTTAGAAGAAACAAAAAAAAACCTTGATGATAAGTTGAAAGAATTATTGAAATATAAAAATTTCATAATTGCCGATACGATATTAGAACAAGCTGTTAAAGTTTTTGATGAACATAAATATCACCAATTGCTTACAATAATAAAACAAAAACTAGGCAAAATAGCAGAAAATGACAAGTTATTCCCTGAAATTTGTGAAAGATACAACAATCCTGATGATTGGAACAATTATTCAATTCATTTGAAAGATAAAAGAAAATTTGTTGAAGCTATAATAGCAGCTCAAAAAGCTATTATTATTAATGATAAAAAAGCAGCTTATTACTGCAATCAAGCATTACCATTAACTCAAATCAATAAACATGATATAGCTATTAAAAAACTTAATAAAGCCATAGAACTTGATCCGAATCAATGGTATTACCATGCAAACAAAGCTTGTTGTTTAGCTGATATTGGAAGATATCAGGAGTCAGAAATAAGTTTTAAATTAGCTTTAAAGCATGAAGAATGTCATAAAGATGTAGAGGTAGATTATTTTTATTCTTTAGCTTTTCAAAAAAAATATGATTTAGCATGGAGTCACTATGAAGCAAGATACAAGTGTTATTCTAATTTGATAAAATACATGGAGATTAACAAGCTTCAAAAACCAGAAAAATTAAATAAGGATATGGATTTTTGTGTTTTCATGGAACAAGGGATCGGTGATAATTTAATGTTTTTAAGATTTGTTCAGGAATTTCAAAACGAATATAAAAATTCTTATTTTGTTGCCAATGAAAATTTTCAATTGATTTGTAAAAATTTGAGAGTAGAAAAAGAAATAAAACCAACAACAAAGTATGGAATATCACTTTTAAGCTTACCTTATCACATGGGAATAAAAGAAATTCCAAAACCTTACAAACTTGGCAATTACTCATATAAAAAAACAATAAAAAGAATTGGAATTGTTTGGGCAGGAAATGCGTCACACCCAATGGATTATCAAAGAAGTTGTTATGCAGAAGATTTCTTAAGTCAAATAGATTTAGACAAATATGAAGTTTATTCTTTTCAAAAAGATAAACGACCAAGAAAATATTCTTATTCAGACAATATTGTTGACTATTCAAATAATTTAGAAAAATACAAAATTATTGATTTGTCAGATAAACTGGAATCAATTGAAGATACAGTTGGATGGCTAGAAAAAATGGATTATTTTATTGGAATAGATAGTTTACCAATTCATATCGCAGGATCTGTAGGCATACCCAGCACTGTAATTGTAAGCGATAAACCTGATTGGCGTTGGGGTAAGACAGAATCTTGTTCAGAATGGTATCCCAATATTAAGATATGTAGAAAAGACAAAACTCGATCATTTAAAAATGTGATCGAGTCTTGTCTTTCTGATTTAAAGGCAATTTCAGGCTGACACGCCCGTAACCGGACAAACACCACTTGTTGGCATAAAAGTTGAAACTTTCTTAGACTTAGGACTCTTAGCCGAAGAAAGTGTGCCAAGATCAAAAATAGGCAAACGCTTTAAAGCGTTTGCTCGATCTCGACATGCCTTAGTAAGAGCAGAACGAGTAGTGAAAACAGTTCCACCATCACTGCGAAGAACCTTAGTAGCCTTAAATCCCGAAATTTCTGCTGTTGCTTCATAGACTTCGTTTGCGCCATCAAGCTTAGTGATAATCTTGTAGCGAATGCTGTTAGCGGGTAGAGTTGTCTTACTCTTAACAGCAGTCTTAACAGAAGCCTTAGCAATAGACTTAACAATCTTCTTATTTACCGTGGTCATTATTCTCTCCTTCACATGCACCTAGCGTCCAATTAGGACGCAATAGTAACACCATTAAATTAGTATTATTCGCTAATTATGTCAAATAAAAATTCGTTCTCTTGATAAGAAACTTGAAAAATTTAATGCATCATTGGAAAAGTCAGAAACAACCATGTTAACAGAAATATATTTTTTTTTGTTTACAAACATGTGTTTATATTTATCGATACTGTTCTTTATGCACATCTTATTACTAAATTCTATTTTTTTATAAAAATCAAAAAGTTCTAAAACTTTATTATACAAAATACTTGTTTCTATATCGTTATACACATACCATATCATGTTGTTGTAATTATATTCTAAGAAATTATTTCTTATTCCAAATTTCATTTGCTCATATTCCAATGACTCTAAATCATTTTTAGAAATTCCTATTTTGTAAAAAAAATAAAAACATGGTTTAAAAGTAAACACTTTTATTTGCTTAAATTGATCTATTTTTTTTGAGCAATAAATACAAAAATTATTCTGATTGTTAATTTCGTCCATATTACAAAATGTTTTACATATTGGGCATATTGTTATCTTTTCAACACCTAAGTTTTCTTCAACTTCTTGAATAGTTGTACATGTCAATTGTAGTGTTTTTTTAAGCATGTTTTATATAAAAATGAAGCGATCTATCTAAATAAGAATAAGGGAATTTTTTTTTGGAGCAAATAAATGAAAACATTTACAAATTGGGCTAGTGACAACAATCTCAGGATTCCAACTGTTAACGAAAATGCTAAGCGTGGTGGTATCGCTCCTTATGCTTATCCAAGCCTTTATGCACGAGGTCAGTACACAGACGGTTACTTCTACCCAACTGCCGCTGACGCAGCATTTAAACTACAAGCTACCAAGATTGCGAGAGGTGGTCCTAAAGAACTAGGGGCATAATAATGAAATTTATTGAATATATAGAAAAGAGAGATTCAGATCTTTTTGAATCAATAAGAAGAACAGGGATAGCCCATTGGGCTTATCCCGATGCCTATATTCGTTCTCATTATCCTGCTGGTTATTTTATGCCTACAGCTGCTGACGCTTTATTTAAGATGGGTCCAAAAGTTGATGATAGAAAAGTAGATCATGGTCAATTCAAATACACTCATCATGAAAGAATGGCTTAAAATTTAAGGTGAAGGATTTAATTTTTTATTTAAAAGCTTTTTTCTTTCTTCTTCAATAACCGATCCTTGTTTTTTTGGAATAATGTCAAGATTGTTGTGATAATATCCCCAAAATTCACTATTTGATGGATTTTGGATAACTAATCCTGTTTTGTTGTATTTAAAAATTAATTCTTCTATTTTTTTGTCTGGAATATTTGTTTCTTTAGATATTGCGGAAACACTGCGCCAATTTTTATATTTCTTATTTCTTGTTAAGCTAATGAAAAATTTCTTCTCTTCTTCGCCTTCTAAAGTTCCTTGCGGATAAATTTCGTACCATTCAGGCATTTTATTTTTGCTATTCATGACTATTATATAGTTATGAACAATCCAGAACTGCATATTTTTGAAAATCATCATGACTATGATTTGATGCTTCCCAAGCCTGCTCACAAAGGCTTAACAATTATAAAGCCAAGAGCAAAATTTGCTGCTGACAAAAGTTTTCAAGAATATGTCAAGGTTGGAATGCTTAGGTATATTGGTCCTCATGTAAGAAAAGAGGTTATTGTGGAAAGTAAATTAATTCTTGATCAACCACCTGTTATTACAAATGAAGGTAAAGTGGAACATGTTACTGTTGGTAAGAAGAAGCTTCTAAACGAAAATGAGGGTGAAGGTGCAGAACCAATCCTCCTTGTCGAAAGTCCAGCTTCTGGAATTAAAATTGTTACTGATTAATTCTTAATTTTTTGAAACTAGGCACGAAACGATCTTTTTTGTCTTCCAAATTTTTCATTATGTCCCGCAATTTGTGGGACAAAATTTTTGCATTTATAGGATTTTCAAGAACATTTGTTTCTTCAACAGAAACAGTTTTATTAAGTTTATTGTAAAAACCTTTTGAAATAGTGAAATGGTCTTTTCCTTCGTTATAAGAAATCATCCCCACCCATTCACCATCATCCCAATTTCTAGAAGCAACAATTAATCTTAACGGATTTTCTGAAAACACTAATTTTACATGATAATTCATTTTCTTCATAGCGGCGCTAATATAACCAAGCATAATCTTTGCGTAAGAAATTAAACAATCATCTTTAGTCGTATCAAAATTGACTTCAACAGAATATCTTGAATTCTGTGATCCTTCATCAAATTTTTGATTTTTATTATTCATTTTTTTATCCCATAGAAATATAAGGAATATCTCCATACCTGTTAATCAATCTTTCTTCCCAATCTTTTTTCTCTTGGATTCCTTCAGTTATCAAATCCTTACCATCAAGTTGCACACCACCTTGAGCACCGGGTAAAGTAGTATACTTGCTTCTGATTCGACCAAGCATAATCTTTGCGTGAGCTAAAGCGCCTTCTTGCATTGCTTGGTTCACACGCTGCCAATCCTTGTTCTTTTGTATATAATGAACAATAACCGCAACTGGACTTCTTGGAATTGGATAAAGTTTGATATTTTGATAATCGCCTAACCATTCCCAACCACCTAAATTACTAGCACTTCGAGCATAAGTTCTTTCGTATTCTTTATAAAGACTCCATTCCCCAACACGACCCCAAATAGGTGTCACAGAGTCAATCATGCCACCTGTAATTGATGCGTATGCGCCACCGGGATAAAAATATTCAATAGGTATTGCCCCACCAAGATCAGACGAACTAAAACTAAATGTTGCCATTTGTTTGTAAAATACATTTCTAACAAAACCAACATCAGGTGGTAATGTATAAATACTTTTACCGGGAACAGAATTAAACACATGATATTGAAAAAATTCTCTTGGTGCATAATCTTCGTAAATTTGCATGGATAAATCAACAGCTGCATCTAATTGCTGACTATCAAGTTCAATAGTAACAACAGGCGCACCCAACATTAAAAGGATATAATCTCTTAATTGTGACTTAACTTTTGTCCTATTTGGTCTAGGACTCAATTCTCCAATATCTAAAGGATCAGAAACGCCAAGATTAAAATTATTTGTACTACAATTTTGCGACTCAGCAGTTGGTCGCTTAAAGTACATCGTATTTGAAGCACAAGAATTTCCCATGTTGATATATATAAAGAAAGAATAAAATTGAGGAAAATGTATGAAACTTTTTAGTGAATACTTTGCTGGACATATTAATCATGACTTTCATTTATTTGGCGATGATGATATGAAATTCCTTAAACAATTCCCAGCAAGACTATGGGAAAAGGCTATTGCTCAGCGTTATTGCGTTGATTTACCAACCGCTTTGTTAAAAAGAGAAGAAGCAAGAAGCAGACCTTTAGAAGGACTAAAAAACCCAAAAGGTAATCCTGTCCAATTAAATTATTATGACCTAATAAGATTCAGACAAGATATCATATTAGGCAATCTTGACCATCCTACAGGTGATACGGAAGAAGAAACAGTGAGAATTCAAGATAGTGCTTATGATAATGCAAAAAATGCTGTCGATATGTTTTTATCCGAAAGACCAGATGGTGGTGGTGCATGGATGAATATAACATACGGAAGGACTCTGTATACTTTTGCAAGAAGGCATAGACATAGCACTAATGAAGACAGTCATACAATAAGAAATAATTATATTGCAGAATTAGTTACAAGAATTGAAGGACCAAAAGGATCAAGTGACAGAGGATTTGACTTAAGCTCAATTAGTAATTTTGATCCTAGTATTCCAGATGATCAACAAGATGGTAGTTGGTATACAAATGGTTTTACTTGTCCTGAAAAAGATCAAATTATAGAAAATTTGCAAAAATGGGTTGGTTTTTCAGCACAATCACTATTAAACGAACCAAGATCTATTGCAGATCAAGAAGCACATAGAATAAGACCAAGAACACGTTATTTGGCTGGTAGGGAGGCTGTTGACTTAGCAGACAAAGTAATTTATAAACCAGCTTTAACAAATTATTACAAAGCTTATATCAACCGTCTAGAAAAAATGCTAGAAACAGAAGAAGGTATTGATCAAGCAAGTTTTAATTTTTTAAGAAATAAATTTAATTTAATGATTGAAACTCCAACAGGAACTGCCTATGCTTACCGATTCGCAATGTCAGGCAGATTTCCTGATGCTTTACAAAGAGTAATAGGAAATGAAGATGCTCATAATTTTACTGATGACCAATTAGAACAATTAATAACTATATGTTCAAATGTTCATAATCCTCTTGAAAGAGAATTGTCTACATCATTAGCCGACATAGATCTTCTTAGTTATAAAATTGAAGGATATCATGGTAACGTAATTGATCCAGAAAAAGGAACAGAATTAACACATCCAAGTGAGCCAAATATTGACATAGAAGGGGATGTTATTCCAGAACTTCATAGTGGAAAAATTTTATTTAATATTGATGTTGCTAAAGCCAAATTAAGAGAAAAAATTGATGCTGCAAAAAAAGAAAATAACCCACAAATGGTTAGAACTTTAAGAGACCTTATTGCAAGGCTAGACAGAGAAAACGCAGTTGGACATCATTATAATGTTAGAGAAATTGCAGAAAAAGGTAAAAAAGGCAAAAAAAGGAAAAAAATATTTTATCAATTTTCAAATAGAGAATCTATTCCAGAAGAATTAGACAAAAGAGGTTTAACCATTGCTGGCGGTGTTCATCCTAATAGTAACTTTCAATTAGATGTTGGTGCAAGGTTAACTAACTTGAATAACAGTTTAAACCAATTAATGAGTTATTTAAATAATCGACAAAATCATTTTGATGCATTTGTAAAAAGTTATATAAAAGGTAATTATAGAGGACCATATAACATAATATTTAAAACATTTGTCAATAATAATCAAGTAGTAACACATCCTCAAGCATATGAATTATTCAAAAAACTTATTAGAGACAAAGCATTAAGAAATATAGGAAAATTTGATATAGAAGAAGCAAATGAAGCAGAAACTTATAACATAATAGAAAGAACTTTAAGATTTTTGATTATGGATATATGTGATAGGCTTTCAGAGAAAAATTTGGGTTCATCAGGTACAAAAAAAACAAGAATTGGTCAGGCATCAAATGTAAATGCTGTCATGCAAAGAATGCAAGAAGCAATAAACGATACAATGAGAGGTTAAAAAGAAGGAGTGTTTCTAGCGATTACACAAACAACTTTGTAACCACCGGGAACACTTTCAATTTCTTTTATTTCCCACCATCTTTTTGAGTCATCTTGTGGATAAAGAACAGAACCAACTGTTAGTTTGTCTAGCATTGTCCAAAAAATAAACGTAAAATCATTTAAAGACAAAACAATTGATTCAAATGTAAATTTTTCAACAAATTTCGTTTTAACAGCTACGTCACCATAAAGACTATCTTTTTTTTCTTCCATTTTTGCTAAAGCACAATGTATAATTGTTTTTTCAAAATCTTCATATTCATTTTTTGTTTTTTGAATAAATTTTGAATTTTCAGGAATAACAAGTTTTTTTTGATTGTTTTTTTCTGAAAGTTTAATTTCTGGCTTTTCTTCAATGATTTTTGGCTGTTCAGGAGGTTTTGATTCTTTCCTAGATCCTAATACAACATGCGGAATATTAGATTCTATTTTAAAGTTGGATAAATTTTTCAAATTATGAGTCGTAAATGCGCCCCAATTGTCTTGGGTAAACATTAAAATGTTTGGTCCAGTCAATTTATAAACACTTCCATCTTTTTTGTACACTGCCATGACTATATATTATTAGTAAATAGAAGGAGAATTTTATGGCTCTCGTAATACCAAATGTTAGCGAAGTTACCATTTTGAATAACATGCTTAATATAGCTACTCCCACAAATACAATTTTACATCTTTATTCAAATAATTTAACACCAAGTTCCAATACTACAGTTGGAGATATTACTGAAGTGACATCAACAGGCTATTCTGCCATAACTCTTACTTCTTCAAGTTGGAGCGTTTCAACATCAGTTGGCGGAATTACTACAGCTAGTTATCCTGAACAAACATTCAATATGTCAACAAGTGCTACAATTTATGGATATTATGTAACAAACATAGCTGGTGGATTGCTTTGGTTAGAAAGATTTACTGCTGCTCCTTTCCAACTACCCAGTAGTGGCGGTCAAGTTCTTATCACATCTCAAATTTCTCTTAACAGTTGTGCTTAAAGGATTATATTATGACAATATACAAACCTGATGGTAAACCGTTTTGTCCGACAGGAAGCTTGCAGCAATTTGATGACCAGAATCCTGCAAGAGATTTATTTAATATTTACGATGAAGAAACGATTAGACTTGGTGGCTCTCCTTTATTTTACTTTGAATTATTTATTGACATAAACAACGTAGATCCTTTGTATCTTGAGTCAAGAGCAAAGATTTACAGTCAAAATCCAATACAATTATGGTGCGTTTACGAACCAGTTCCATCACAAAATATGCAAACTGCATTTGGTATTGATTCTCCAGATGAAATGACATTTGAATTAAATTATCGTGCAGTTTTGAAAGAAATTGGACATCCACCTAAGATTGGAAGTAGAGTTAAAACTCCATTTCTTAATGAAGATTGGATCATTATTGAACGAAAATTAGGCGAGTTTAAACTATATAATGCATTGAGAATACAATTAGTTTGCCAAAGATTCCAAGAAGATACTGTTAGTGGAAGTTCTGTTGGCAAAACTGAAGATGCTGATTTTAAAATTGTTTAAGATTTCATATTGATATAGGAGCAAAAATGAAGACTTTTTTCGAAATGTACGACATTATGAAGATGAAGAGAAATAAGATTATGCAAGAACAAGGCAACATGGGTGGCGGTGGCATGGGCGGCAACATGGGTGGCGGCATGGGCGGCGGCATGGGCGGCAACATGGGTGGAGGCATGGGCGGTGGTAACATGGGCGGCAACATGGGTGGCGGCAACATGGGTGGCGGCAACATGGGTGGCGGCAACATGGGTGGTGGCAATTTTAATGCTAATTCTCAAATTCCTCAAGATCAGATGGGGAATTTTGATGCTCAAATGGGCGATGGTTCTAATCCTGCCGATACAGATGAATCAAATGTTGCTCCAAGCGAAGGTGGAGCAGATGAAGAAACAATTAAAAAATGTTTGCAAACTCTTAAAGATCAAGTTGAAAATTTTAAATCCGCAGATGAAGACAAAGGTCAGCAAATTGAGGACTTGATAAAGCAACTTGAAGACTTGATAAACAGCGTTATGGGTAATGATGAAGATGAGAATGAAGACGAGGATGAGGATAAAGAAGAGGAAGATGAAAAGGGAGAAGGAAATAAAGGTAAAGAAAAATCGTCAAATGCAGGAGAAATGGGTGGTCCACCTATGGGAGGCATGGAAAACATGAGTGGGGACCAAGGCGGCGGTAATCAGAGCGGTGGAGACATGGGTGGTGGCTTTGGCGGCGGCATGGGTGGCGGTGGCATGGGCGGCGGCATGGGCGGCAGCGGTCAGGGTGGTGGCATGGGAGGTAGTGGCATGGGAGGCGGCTACTAAGGTTTGCGTTTATTTAATTTATTATAATTTACCAATTTATATCGTAGCTTGCCTTTAACCACGGGGCAAGCTACAAGTTTTTCTAGAAATTCATCAACACCTGCAATTCCTTTTTTCTCAAAAATAGTTTTTAATTGCTTATATTTGTCATCAAACTCTTGATTCAAACTATCTTTCCACACATGTTTAGCAACTTTTCTTCTATTGTTGAATATAATATCATTCCTTTTTTCTCTTGATTTTTTAATTTCAGCAGGCATTTCGTCAATTTCATAATTTACTTTTTTGGGTAAAATGAAAATTTGTGCATAAGGTTTTCCTTTTTGAAAAATTTGCTGTTGACCTTCAAGAGGTGCTTTAAATACTACAAAGAAAATACTACTCCAAAATTCCCCTTGGATATGACCGGGAACAGCGCATGGTGTTTGCCAAGTTGGGTCTGTATAAAAACTTGGATGTGGTTCTATTCTGACGATATGTCCCGGTGGAGGCATGATGTCAAGACTTGACGTAAAGCCGTAATGTCCTTCAGCAAATGTACCAAAAGGTGGAATGGTTGAATATTTTACATTTAATTTTTCTTTAGACCAATCACCTTCAAATATTAATTTTCCTTTTACATTTTTAACAATTGTTGTTGTGTTGAAGTGATATACTAATTCTAGACCATAGGTACTTCCATCTATAAATGGCAAGCAATGAAATGGTTGAGCTTTACTTCCATTGGTATGATCGTTTGTTTCCCCAGCAAAACCGGGGATTTCAATCTTGATTTTACGAGGAGCAATACTAGTCCCGTAAGTGCGATACATAACTTTGGTTTTATTTTCCATAACTTATTACAGTGAAAATTAAAACAAATAAGACTAAATAATTCTATGCCAAACACAGCGCAAAATATGAATCACCAAGAAAAACAAATTAATCCTTGTCCAGATTCAAGTTTATTAAATATTTCCAATAATATTGATCCACCTCCGGGCATGAATTGCCACATGGAACCTGATAATCAAAATAATGTTAATAATAATGGTGCTTCTGACTGGTTACAAGATAATTTTATCAACAATCTTGGCAATGGATCAGCCAATAACTGTGATCCAATGCAAGCCGGAAAAATAGTTAATGAGCCAGCTAGTCAGTTAAACGAAAATACAATTTATCGATATTCAAAGGCATTAAGAGGCACCGACGAAGGTGTCATGGATCTTTTTAGAAATATTGTTGTAATTGATGAAGATGGAAAAGCAGTTCAAGTTCCAATAATTTGGGCAACACAAGAAAGAGCTGTTGCTGCAATTCTGCAAAAAAATGTTCGCAAAGATGAAACACTTGTTGTTGACAGAATTATATTGCCCATGATGGCAATTAGCTCAACTGGTTATGAATTTGATACTAAGAGATATACTTATCATCAAGCAATGAGTTATGTGGATGCTTATACAGGCAGAGAGCCTGATAAATCAGAAAAATTTTCGAACAGGTCTACATTGTTTGGGATTGGCAGAGGGATACCTATTAATATTTCTTATACAATGTATGTTTGGACAATGCAATTAGAAGATATGAATCAAATATTTGAACAAATAGTTACAAAATTCAGTTTAGTAGCGTACATAAAAGTAAGAGGAGTTTTGCAGGAAGTGATTGTTAAATTGGATTCTATTGCTAGTAACCTTAATACTGAACCGGGCGATGCGGCTCAAAGAGTAATAAAGTTCCAATTTGGCTTAACAGCAGAAACATTCGTTCCTATGCCAGCAAAAATATATGATTCTTTGATCAAAGTTGTAAAAACAGATTTGGTAAATTCTGTAGATGAAGATAAAATTACCAAAGTAATAGCTAAAATTGAGGAAATGGCACCACGATTATGATAGAAATAACAAACATTTGCAAGCATCCAGTTCAACTTGTTATAAAGAGCAAGAAAAAAATAAATTCTTTTACAACTTTAAATATTCCGGGTATCGGATGTAAAAAAAATATTTATAATTTAGAAGATGAAAGGTCTACTGCATATATAGAAAGAGTAGAAAAAATGGGTCTTATCAAGACTAGATATGTACCAAATAATATTTTGACTGAGGGAGAAAAGTAAAATGGCAACTTTACGAGGCTTTCCTGCAAGCAACACAATTAGCCCTTCTGTGAGAATCACAGAAAACGACTTCACTTTTGTTAGCCCAACCACAAGCTTTCATAAGGTCGGTTTAATTGGGTTTGCTAGCAAGGGTCCGATCAACACACCAACAAGTGTAAGAACTTTGACTGATCTTGTTACCAAATTTGGTAATCCACATCCTGACACAAGTGATCCTTATTTGATCTATGCTGCACAGCAAGTTCTTAGGGTTTCGAGTGAGGTTGTAATTACCAGAGTAGCGGACACAGATCCAACTAGTAATACTCAAGCAAATTCTGCTTCAGTTTTAGTTCCATCTACTGGTGGACTTGTTGATATTATCGGTTCAAGCACTGGAACTCCTAGTATCACACCAGTTGCTGGAGGAACTTTTGAGTTTGTCGAAGATGGTTATTTTAGTTGGAAACTAAATAATATTCTTGCAAGCAAAATTCTTATTGTTCCTAAGAATGATCCAACAACAAATCCAGATTATCCAACAGATTATACACTTGAAGAACTTGTGGATTATCTAAACTCTCAGCTTAATCCATCGATTGATGGAATTCAATTTGTAGCAACAACAAGCGAAACTTTAGGAGTTAAGTCTACTTGGGCTTACGGCGTAGGAGCTTCTATTGAATTAGTCTCCCACCAGAATTCGATATACGGTGGAATAAACAGTATTGTTGGTCTTGGCACTAGCATGACCCAAGCAGAATTAACTGGCTCTACAAATCGTTATCCATCTTCAGGTTCTGCTGGCAGCTGGGATTTTGATACATTAGATCCAACTGATTTGGCTAACGCTTTGCAAGTAGTTGTAACAGGAACAGGAAATGTTAATATCGATGATGTTGTTCAAATTATCGATCTATCAGTTCTAAACAATGGTCCTTATACAACAGCCGAAGTTGTTGATGAAATCAACACCCAGATTGATTCTCTTACTGGTGGCTTTGTAGCTTCCGATGATGGTTCTGATCATATTGTTCTTACAACTTTAGCTTATGGTTCAGGTAGTAAAATACTTGTTAAATCAGAAAGCTCAATGGATAGCATTTTTGGCATAAGCAATATTACTGCTACTGGTGATTCTCCTGTAAAAGCTACTGGAAGTGGTTTAACTGCACAAGCTGGCAAAGTAACTGGTGGTGCAAACAGCAGTGGATCAAAGAGTTTTACTATTTTCGCTGATAGTCCCGGTATTGAAGGCAATCAGACAAGAGTAATTATTACAACTAATCCTTATGATGGCACATTCCAGATGCAGGTCTACAATAATGGACAACAAGTTGAATCTTGGGGAAATCTAACCAAGAACCAACTTTCTTCTTTCTACGTTGAGTCTTATCTTAATACAGTTAGTAACTTTATCAGAGTTTCAGATAACACTGCTGTTACTGCACCTCCTGCTAATACGTCTACAACTGGTTTATTATTAACTGGTGGTACTGATGGCATTCCAGTTGATCCTGACACACAAGATGATTTAATCATCGGTAATCCAACCGCAGGCACTGGTCTTTATTCTTTCTCTGAACCAGAACAAGTTGATATCGACTTGATAGCAACACCGGGAAGAAGCTCAACAGCAGTTGTAAGAGTACTAATTGATATTTGTGAATCTTATCGTCAAGACGCTCTTGCAATTATTGACCCTCCATTTGGTCTTACAGTTAATGAAATCGTTAATTGGCAAAATGGTGTTCATCCTTTGAACAATACCAGACTTGATACTGATTTCGCTGCTTTGTATTACCCTTGGGTGGACATAACTGATACTTTCAATAATATCAGTGTTTGGGTGCCACCATCTGGCTCTGTTCTAGCAGCAATTTGTCAAAGCGATTCAATCTCTGGTCCTTGGTATGCTCCTGCTGGATTAACTAGAGGTGTTGTTCCAAATATCAATAATGTGTTCAGCAGACCTTCATTAGCTGAACGTGACTTAATGTATGGCAATAACAACGCTATCAATCCAATTATTAGTTATCCTGATGTTGGTGGATTTGTAATTTGGGGACAAAAGACTCTTCAAAGAACGCCAACCGCTCTTGATAGAATCAATGTCCGCAGAATGTTGTTCTATGTTGAAAAAAGCATCAAGAGCATTTCAAAGAATTATTTGTTTGAACCAAATAATGCTGCAACTAGGTCTGCATTTATAAACGCTTGTTCTCAAATACTTACTAGGCTTGTAGCAAATTCTGGGGCACAAGATTTCGTAGTTAAATGTGATGATGAATTAAATACATCAGATGTAATCGCAAGAAATGAATTAAGAGCAAGAATAGGTATTGTGCCAGTCTATGCTATCGAATTCATATTTATCGAATTTAATTTAGTAAGAACATTAGCATAATTAAAGAAAAACAAGGGAGGATTAATGGCTAATACAATCAATAATATGGGCATTGGGGCGCTAAACAACGTAGCTTTTAAACGAAAATACCGTTGGGTGTTTTCTGTTGAAAATATCGGTGGTGGTGGTCCTAACAGTTTTGGTGTTTCTGGTAAATATGTAAAATCAGCAAAAAGACCATCAATAGAAATCGATGATAGTGCTGAAATCAATTTTCTAAATGGTAAGACTTGGCTTCCCGGAAAAGCAACATTTAGTGAACTAGAATTCACTTACTATGATGTTGCTGTTCCCGGTGATCCAACTATTTCAAATCTTTTAAGATGGGTCAATAGAGTTTATAACTTTGCTGCTCCAGCGAACGGCGTTGCTAATTCGACAGAAATATCTGCAACTCAAAGAAGCTACGCTACAGATCCAACTGGTGCTGGTTTTGGCTATGGTGGAACAGGCAAGCTTATTCTTCTTGATGGTTGTGGCTATGTTTTAGAAACGTGGACTTTAGTAAACTGTTGGCCCAAGAGTATCGACTTTGGTGACCTTGATTATAGTGAATCTGCTGAATGTAATATTGTTATGACTCTTAGATATTCATATGCTAAGTATGAAAACAATTGTGCAACAGCTGCTCCTGAATTGTGCAACACTCCTGTTTGCGGTACTGGTTTGGGTGCTAATTTATAAAGGATAAAATCGATTATGCCTAAGATGGGTGTAGGTTTTGCTTCTTATACTACATTTAAGAAGCAAAACCGTTTTGTGTTACATATTCCTAATGTCACGCATGTTGGAAATAGTTCAACCCGTGTTTACAATAAAGTTTTAATAGAAGAAAAAGCTGCTAGACCTAGTGTGTCTTTTAAAGAATTTGATGTCCCACATTTAATGGAAACTGTGTTTTATGCTGCTAAGCCTGAGTGGAAGCCTATTCAAGTAACATTGTATGATGTAGCTGCAACTAATCCTGCTTTGAATTGGATTAATTCGATTTACTCGGTACAAAGAAATGCTTTTAGAGGTCAAACGGGTGCGAGTTATTTTGGTGCCATCGCTAACAATTTTAAAAGAGACATACAAATATTTATGTTAGATGGTTGCGGTTTTGCTTTAGAGGCATGGAATTATGTAAATGCATATCCATCTTCTGTTGACTTTGGTGGCACTGATATGACATCTGATCAGCCTATGAGAGTGGTAATGGATATCAGATATGATAGAGCATATTGGGAACCATGCAGCAGGAGATTAATAAATTTAGCATCATCATATATGATGCCTTAGTTATTCGCCATTATCTTCTTGTAATTTTTTATATTCATCTGGTTCGAGAAATTGATCTACTTCAAGAACCTTACGACATTCTTCAAGAAATGTTTCTAATTCTTTATTTTTCATACTAAGAATTCGACAAGCGCCAGACTTATTAAGTCTGCCTTTTTTAGTATAAACTAGGTTCTCGTTTGAAAGCAACAAACCAATTTTTTCTTTAAGATAACTTTTTTCAAGAATGGTAAGAAGTTCTCCGTTTTCGATACTTTCTAAAAACCTATTCTTCATATAAATCTCCTAAAAATCAAAGTTAGCTTAGTAAGCTAAATTTAAATATACATCAAATTGAATTAAAATCAAATTCTTTTAATAGGAATTTCTCTACTTATCTTTGCAAAGTAAAATTCTTGATATCTTTTCTTAAGTTCTTCGAAATTTTTGTTTGATCTGTAAATTTGTCTTAAGTGATGTATTAGGCATGTGGTTAAAAAATTAAATGCTTTACTTCCACGATGTGGATCAAACCGTTCGATTTTAGAAAAACATATAAATACGCCTTCTTGCACAGCGTCATCGTAATCAATTTTTTGAAAATTTCTAAATCGAACGATATTTTCTGCTAAAGTGAAAAATTCTTTTGCCAAATTATCTTGACTTTGTTTTAATATTTTTTCATTTTGAATAATTTTATCCTCATCTAGTTGTAGGGTAATTTTATCAGTATTCTTTTTATGGATTTCGTAATCTTGACGAAACAATTCATATTTTCTTTTATTCTTTTTAGCTTGTTGGAAATCTATAATGTTTTTTTCAAGGTATTTGTTATCAAGATAATGGTTACTCATATTAGAAATATAGTGTGAATCTATGAAAATAAATTGTGCAATCATAGTTGATTCTTTAGAAGAAAAAGAAATATGTGTGAATAAATTCTCACATATAGCAAATAAATCTTTTTTTACTTTTGACAAAACAATTAAATCTTTGAACTTATTAAAAAGCAAAAGAAATATTTTTCCTGAATTAGAATTGTTCTATGAAGGTGAATTCTTTTTCTTATTGTATCCAGATGAAGAAATTCTTTTTTGGGATGAAGAAGAGATATTTAAATCTCATCACAATCTAATTGTGGATAAATGGATAGTTAAGACGAAAAGAAGCAACGCTAAAATTCCAGAAGTTTCTAAAATATTTATAAAGAGTTCTTTTACCAATGTGAAAAGGTTTGATGAAGAATGGTGTAATTTATATTTGCCCAAAGGAAACTTGTTAGTAAAATTACAAGAATATATTTTCTCTAATGACATTGAATTAAACGAATTATTTATAATCTATCAATATGTATTTGAAAAATTAAAAGCAAGCCATCATAATCAAGAGCTTATAGACTTGATCAATTCTATAATTGAAAAATATCCTTCTTTTATAGAATTGATCAACTTGTGGGGAGATTACTTATATGAAATGAATCTTTTTATGGATGCAAAAATATATTATGAAAAAGCTTTAGAAATGGCATTTCATAGAGATATTTATGACTTTATGCCAATGATTCCAAGCATGCATAAAAATCATCCTAATAAAATGCTATCTAACATAAAAACATTAATATTAAAGTATGATACGATGATATAATCAATACAAATTATCAAGTTCATTGATAACAATTGTTACTTGATCTTCGTATCTTGTAATAGCTATTTGTTTACGACCGTGAGGAAGTTTTTTCATTTCTTTTTCAAGGTCACCAATTGAGCAATTGATAACACGCCAATTGTTTTTAGAAAGGCGTTCAATTTCTTCTTCTTGGGACATGACTTCTTTGCCCGGAAAGTAAGCAAGAACTTGATCTTTTGCTTCTTTTATAATCTTCTTGTATAATGGCACATTACAAGAACAACTAGGATTGTTGATAAATTTTTCAATTTCTGGATTCAATGATTCTGGTAACTTGCTACGAAAGTTTTCATCTTTCATAGCAGCTTTGATATCCATCAAGCTAACATATGCTTTAGATTGTTTCTGATCTTGATCGCTCATTTTTCTTTCCCCTTAAAGCATGACCACAGCTTACACATCTATAAAGAGTGTTTTGTTTAACAAATTTCTCTTTATCTGTTTCTTTTTCCATAACAATATTTTGAATTTCTGATCTTGAAATTTTTACTAATTTCTCAAGATCTTTTTCAAGATATTTTTTACCACAGTTATCACAAATTGTATGCATTGTTAATCCGAAATCATACTGTTAGCTTCTAAGTAAGTTTGATAAAATGCGCAGAAAGTTGCGAAGAAACTAGTTGCACATCCACCAAGGAATATCAAAGGAAGCTTATGCCAATCCCATTCATTGAAAACGTACATAAGTGTTGTTGTGAACATTCCTGCCCAGAAACCTGTACATTGATAGCAATTAAGACCTTTCATCAGGAACGTCCAGATGTAGGGCTTAATCAAGTCTTTAAAAGCTCTGCCAATATCTGACTCAACAATAATGTTGGTCATGCCAATAGAACCAAAGACCCAAAGAACGATGTCAAACATAATCACCCCGTTGTTATTAGAACAGATATCTTGTCGCCTTTTCTATAAAGGCACATATCATTCACATTAATATTAAGAGGTAGTTGTAATTCAAAATCTTCAATATTTCCAATAACATTTTTGTAAGATCCAAGTTCCATTTTCATAATTTCAATTGGAAATTTAAATATCTCTGATATTGCTTCTATATCCTTGTCTGTAATCGTATTAATGAAATCCAAAATAGATCGTATTCCTAAACTGCGCATTTGAGGAATTTTTTGTGCTAATTCCCATGAATCAAAAAGATGTTTATATTTTGGCAATGAACTTTTTACTAAATTATTTTGAAAAATTAATTCAGCAACATTATGGAAACCGATTTGTATCATAAAAAATCTCCTAATACAATATAGTTTTAAACAAATAACACTAAATTAAATTCAAGTCCATGTAATAAAAAAAGGGGAAATAATGTCTGATGAAATTTTTAGACCACAAAGACCATCAATGCCTAACAATAATCCACAAAGAGAACAGTCAATTGATTTGCCTGAAAACCATCCTTTGAGACAACAAGCATCAGAATTTAATAATTTGCCTCCCGGTGTTATTGCTGGCAATATTCCTCCACAATTTAGAGCGCAAATGTCTGGCGACACCGGACATGTTAATCAACCTAACAAAGTAGATCTTGCAACAGCCATGGTTATGATGAATAATAACCCAGAGCTAAATGCAATCTTAAATACACTGAAGCAGCATAGCACTCACTATGAAGAGATTGTGTTGCCAAGCAAAGGTAAATTCTATGATGGCACAGATGGACCTGCTAATGGTGTTATTAATATCCGTCCTATGACTGGTGAAGAGGAGCAAATTCTTGCTACGCCGAGATTTGTGAAAAAGGGTATTGCTATAAATATGATATTTTCCAAATGTATTAGAGAAAACTTTAAAACAGAAAATTTTCTTTCTCAAGACAGAACATTTATTCTTATATATCTTCGTGGTATTAGCTATGGTACTGATTATGAAGTACAGATGCGCTGTCCAGAGACAGATAGACAATTTTCAACTACTGTTGATTTAGACACCTTGGAGATTACTAGGTGCCCAGATAATTTTGGCATTTCCAATCTTACAGGTGTTTTACCAAAAAGTAACTTGAAATTTAGTTATAGGTTTGGCAGAGGTAGAGATGAAACTGAAATGCAGCAATACAAAGATTCAAAATTAAAGTCACTTGGAGAAATGGCTTCAGATGACACTTTGACTTTTAGAATTGCTCAACTTGTTAATCATATTGAAAATATTTCAGACAAAGAAGAACTTAAAGTTTTAATCAGGAGTCTTCCTATTCAAGATGTTAATTATATTAGGAATGTAATTAACAATCCTCCTTTTGGGATGGAGACAAACGTGTCAATTTTATCTCCATATTCTAATGAAGAATTTGAAATCGATTTACCATTGGATTCAGGTTTTTTCTTCCCCCGGAACAAGAAGGCGAACTAAGTCCAAGCCTGAAGTTGTGGCAAGCATTGATGGATGAAATGTTCTTCTTTCTTTATCACTTGCATGTCAAAAAACAAGACTTTATGCAATTAACAATTGCAGAAAGAAAATATTTTATTGACAAGTTTATTGATCAAAAGACAAAAGAAAGAGAAGAACAAGAAAAGGCGTTTAGATCAGCAAGGTCTAAGTAGGAGATAGAAAATGGCTATTAAAGAAAGATATCAGAACCCAGTTCCAGACGACACAGTAATTCTAAGATTATTTGTTTATAATCAAAATTCATTTTCAAATGTTCAGTCAATTGAAAATGTTCAAATTTATAAAATTCCAGATAATGATTCAATTGAAAATATATCTAATGGTACGCTTGTTAGAACTGTAAATTCTGTTGATATAAATCAAGATGAAACAGGCAAATATTACATAGAACTAATTGCAGAATATCCTTTGTTTACTGTTGGCAAATATGTAGATGTATGGAACATCACTTTCAAAACAAATGAAGGTGTTAGCCAAATTATCAATACATTCAATCTTTATCCAGAACTTTGGTACACAACTCCAATTCCGGTTGTGTATGATTTCAGTTTTGCTTTCAGACCTAATCGTTTCAGAAAAGGTTCAAAACAGTATGTTATTTGCCAGATCACTCCTAATGTTCCAAGAGGAACCGACCTTGGTCGATATTATGAAAATTTGATTATTAATTCAAATGTAAAAATTAGTATGGAACTAAGTTGTGGAGACTGTGTGCCTGTCGAACAAGACTTAAGATTAGTGCTTGATAATGTTCCAACTGATTATAGAGAAAAAAATTACGCTTACTATATGCTTGATACAACTGATTTAGATGTTGGGATTTACAATGTTTGGTTTACCATGGAAATGGGCGAAAATGTGTTTATTTCTGATCGTATGAATTTGCAAATCTTCACTTGACAGCCGTGTAAATTTTTTTTATTATAGCATCATCCAAACAAGGAGGATGCTATGAATTTGGTTGAAAGGTTAAAGAAGTACTACGACTGTGAAATGAATGTTCTTCTTACTGGAGAACATGGTGTTGGTAAAACATCTATTGTAAAACAAGCTTTTGAAGAAAAAGGCTTAGTTTTAAATGAATCATGGCTTTACTTTTCTGGAAGTACGCTTGATCCATGGGTTGATTTTATCGGAATTCCCAAAGAAGTTGAATATAACGGCAAAAAATGTATTGAAATTATACCTCCAAAAGCATTTGTTGATGAAGGTAAAATACAAGCTATTTTTGTTGATGAATTCAACAGATCTCCCAGTAAGATTAGAAATGCTTTGCTTGAATTATGTCAATTCAAATCAATCAATGGCAGAAAGTTTCCTAACCTGAAAGTAGTTTGGGCAGCTATCAATCCAGAAGATGAACAAGGAACTTATGATGTTGAAAGGTTAGATCCAGCACATAAGGATCGTTTTCATGCCAATCAAATTGTTGTTCCATATACTTGTGATACAGAATACTTTAGCAATAAGTATGGAAACGATATAGCTGCTGCTAGTATTAATTGGTGGAATGATTTACCAGAAAATATTAAAAAACAGATATCTCCTAGAAGACTTGATTATGCTTTGCAATTTATGAGTAAAGGTATTCCTCTAGAAGATATTCTACCAAAAGATAGTAACATTGGTAAACTTAGACAAGATATTAGTAATGGACCAATTGATAAGAAATTATCTAAATTATACGAAACGAAAAATATAAAAGAAGCAAAATTGTTTTTAAATATTGAGAACAATTATGCTTCAGCAATAAAAATAATTAATCTTAATGAAAATTACATGGAATTTTTTATTCCTCTTTTGAAAAGAGAAAAATTATCTTTATTAATTGCAGATGAAAAATTGAATATATCTGATTATATCTTAAAAAATAAAGATAGTAATCAAGAGTTTAAGAATGTAATCACACAAATATTAACTGCTGGTTCTAATCCCAAGGCATTGATGAAAATAAGATCGTACTACGCTAATAATAGTGTAGAAGATTTAAGTATAAGCAAAACTGCTACTAATGATATTGCTGAATCTTTGTCAAACGCTGATTACATAAATCAAATAGAAAATTGTAACAAAAACGATAGAATTAAAATTATTTTGCAAAATTTACCAGATGATCCAGATATTGTTGTTTGTAAAAAGACGATAGCATTTATTGTGGACTTTGTGATTGAAAAATGGGAAGCAACTATAAAGCAGCATAATTTGGATTCATTGGTAAAAGTATGGAATAAATGTTATGTAAAACTGGATGAAATGTTTGCTGTCAAGGTTACTCAGAACTTAGTTTTCAAAAATAAATGTGAAAATTTGGGGATCATCAACGTAATGAAAGGAATTCAAAATGGATATTAATTCTGATTGGGAAAGGCTTAAAAACAAGCTTGCTTGCCATCATAGTCTTTTCTACAAAATTGTAGAAATGGGCAAGCCCTTTTTCACTGATAAGATTCCTACAGCAGCAGTTCAATTTGATAAAGAAGGAAAGTTTATTAACTTTCTTTTCAATGAAAAGTTTTGGGAAAAATGTGATGATTATAAAAAAATGTTTGTTATATGCCACGAAGCACTGCATATTGTGCTTCAACATGGGTCAAGATTTCTTGAAGGAGTTGACAATAAGATATCCAATATAGCCATGGATGTTGTCGTAAATCATTCTCTTGTGAGAGATTTTGGTTTTATCAAAGAAGATGTTGACTCAAACAATGAGTATTGTTGGGTTGATACTGTTTTTAAAGATAAAAAGTATTTAGGGTTTCCTTATCCAGATGATGAATCCACTGAATTTTACTACAATGAAATTGAAAAACAAAAAGAAAACAATGGAGGTGGCAATGGCAATGGAGACAGTAATGGCAAACTTGTTGATGACCATTCAGGGTTAACAGATGAACAGCTTGAAGAAGCTGTCAAACAAACTATTGATCAATTGGATGCTTCTGAAAAACAGCAATTAAGCGATGCTATCAATAATATTAAGAATGCAGGAGTTGATAAAGGCTCTTGGATGACAATTAATAAAGTTAAAAAATCGAGAAAGAAAAAATGGGAATCAATCATAAAGAAGTGGCAATTTGAGACATTACGCTTTTCCAGCATTGAAAAAGAACAATGGATTAGAAAATCTAGAAGAATGAGTGGGTTTTACAACGGTCTTATCTTGCCTTCAAACGCTGAAATAGAATGTTTCCATCTTAGTAAAAATAAAACAGATGTTTATTTCTTTTTAGATACGTCAGGAAGTTGTATAAATTTGGCAGAACGATTTTTCACAGCTGCTAATAGTTTGCCAAAAGAAAAGTTTAATATCAGATTATTTTGCTTCGATACAAAAGTTGAAGAAACTGATTTGTCTTCTGGTAAAATTTATGGTGGTGGAGGTACTTGTTTTAGCATTATAGAGGATTGTATTCAAAAAGAAAAATTAAAACACAAAAAATATCCATCAGCAGTATTTATTATTACTGATGGAATGGGCACCAAAGTAACTCCAGAACATCCAACAAGATGGCATTGGTTTTTATCCAAAGATAATAAAAGACATATTCCTAAACAATCATTTATTTATAATCTTGATGATTTTGAATAATTGATAGGCTAGGATTGATAGAAGAAGTCGTCGTTGAGCTTTAGAATGTGATCTAAAGCCACTCCTGTCCATTCTTTGTATTTCATTGCATATTCGAACTCATAACCAACAAGATCTCTTGTAAGCACAAAAACAAGCCAAGGTTTGCGTGTCTTCTTCCAGCAAACCATAGGATTTCTACCGCAACGTCTGCTATCATCAGTTACTTGTTGCATAAAACTATCTAGTTCACTATTACCCTTGATAAAAACGGCACTCATATCAATGCTATCGTAGCCGCCTTTGCTTTCAATAACAAACTTAAAACCTTTAGGAACAACAAGGTCACCGCTAAAGACTTGTGTGGCTTCTTCAGTCATTTTTTCAACTTGTCCCCATCTATTGCCGCTTCCAACAGAACGGGTGAAGGGCATATTAAAACGATTAGATAATATTTTAGTTAATTCTAATTCTGTACGATTTCCTTTTTTCTTACCATTTACTTTTTTCGATTTTTTTGGTTGTATCTCATCTACATCAAGACCAGAGAAATTATCAGTATTCAAGTGACACCTCTTTATGCAGTTTTATTGAGTAAAACTTTTTGTTTATGATATTATCACTGAGTGAAAATTCGCATAATTTGTAAGGGCTTACTTTATAAAAACTGCATTCTTCCATAATTTGATCTGATTTGCTATAATACGAAAGAGCATGAAGAAATATTTCAACTGTGGAACAAAAAAATATTTGTCCTATAGTTTGAGTTAAATCAAAGAAATATAATGGTCTTGCGTGGTTTCTATAAAGATATAATTTTATTTTATTTTTTTCTACTTCGCACAATGATATAGCAAATTGACTTTTTGGAATAAGACCTGTTAGTTTTGAAAAAGATTTAACAGTTGATTCTTGGCTATTTTCAAGAAAGCGAAGAAGTATTTCTGAGTCACAATTTGATTCTGTTGGAAAAAATTCTTTTAATATATTGTATTCTGTTTTTTCAACGACTCCGTTGTGTATAAGAATTTTGCTATTATCTTTACTTATAAATGGGTGATTGTTAGTATTGTCATGTGGATCACCACAACCTGCTGTTGCGTTTCTTGTATGAAGCAGACATAATTTCATATTGATATTTTTAATGCTGTTAAAGTAATCCGTTTTAACAAATTCAGAAGATGGAATTGGTTCTTTTTTAAAATAAGTATTATTGTCTTCATCAATAGCGTAGATTCCAGCAGCGTGTACTCCACGATATTCAAGAAGTTTAAATATTCTTTTAGAGAGATTATAAGTAAATTTTGGATTAACAGACTTACCTATGAAACCAGCAATTCCACAAATAATACACCTTCCTTTTATATTATTTTTGTGGATATTGTGCTGTAGGAGCAGCAGCAGAGGTATCAAAACCACTTGCTGGAGGATTATCTGGTGCTATATCCTGACCTGATACATCTTTAGGAGTTTCCATTTCTTTTGGTTTTTCTGTAATTTGGAAAGCGTTAATAGGAACTCCCATTTTATTAACGACTTTCTGCAAAGTGTCAATTGTACTTTTTAAGACTTCTTCTATATTATCATTTTCATCTATAGACTTTGCGAGAGAAACAGCACATTTTTGTAATCCTTTAAGAAATTTTCTATTTTCATTGCCCCAGTGACCTTGAAGAATGCCTCTAGATTTGTTTACAATAATTTGTGCATAACGAACTAAGTTTCTTGTACCAATTTTATTTACTTCGTCCGAAAGTTCTTGTGAAGAATTAAGGACATCACCAATTTCTTTGGCTAAGTAAACTTTGTTTTCGTTTAAAACGAATTCTCTAAAATTAAAGTCTGTCATATTTCTATTTATTAATAAAGTATCAAATGTTTTTTATTAAAACCTTTTTATTACAGAAATTCATGTAATAAAAAGGTTTTAATATTTAGCAATTGACATTTTTATTTAACCACATTTAGACCAACCACATGATTTACACAGAACACAACCATCATTTCTTTCAACTTGACTTCCCTGACAAGAAGGACATTCTTCACCATGCACCTTAGTTCCATCTTTAATATACTTCTTGAGCGTTCTGGCAAGAACCTTACTTAGACTGACAAGATCGCCCTTAGTCTTTTCAAGTTGATGTACAACAAAACTAATATCCGCACCATGACGCAGTGAAGTGCTTACCATTCGACACAAAGCATCTCCATTTTCGTGATTGCTGATATTAATTAAGTTAAATGATTCATTGCCAGCTTGGAAAACATACTTGCCCCTATTTAACTTCTTAAGCAATCCTTTAGATTCTTTACATTTGATCACTGGTTTACCATCTTCTGTATTCAGACCAGCAAATACTTCATATGGTTCACCACCAAGAAGACCAACAACAACGTAATAAGGTTCACTTTTTACGATTGGCAAATATAATTCTGCTTCAATGTCGGAAGGACGTTTTGGAGCATCATTCTTTATAATTTTTTCTTCTACTTCTTTCTTAGCAGGCTTTTCTATCAAAACTCCTGTACGGCAATTTTTACGATAGACTGTCATACCCTTGCATTTATATTTCCATGCAGCTTCATAAATCTTGGCAACTTGTTCTTCCGTCACATCTTCTGGCAAGTTAACAGTCTTGGAAATTGCATGATCAACATATTTCTGTGCTTCTGCTTGCAATTCTACAGCTGAAACCCAGTCAATATCTTCAGCGCAGCAACCAAACCAAGGAGACTTTTTGAGATCCTTTTCACCTGTAACATCCATCCACATTTTGACTTTAGGATGATATACCTCAAATTCTTGCCAATGATCACCATTAGGATCGACGAAGTCTACTCTTGCATTCTTATCGTTTGGATTAATTTTCTTTCTTCTAGTATATGGGAAAAGCATGAACAGAGGTTCAATTCCAGATGTTGTCTGTGTCATAATAGACACTGATCCCGTTGGAGCGATTGTCAGATTGGCAATGTTCCTTCTACCATGCTTTTGCATGTTTTCATAAAGAGTTGCATCCAGATCTCTTAACATCAAAAGGAATTCAGAATCTTTTTCCTTATTCCAATCCCACACAGGGAATGCGCCTGTTTTCTTAGCCATATCAACACTAGATCTAAATGACGATAAACATAAAGCTTTACAAATTTTACCAGTTACGTCAATGCTTTGTCTGCTGCCATAAGCAATACTTAAAGCAGCCATCGCATCGCCTAAAGCAGTTAACCCAGTTCCAGTTCTTCTGCCATTCTCACACTTTTTATAAATCTCTCCCCATAGTTCAAGCTCATTAGCTTTAATAGTACTGGATTCTGGGTCTTTCTTAATTTTCTTAATAATTTCACTTACTTTTTCAAGTTCAAGATCAATCATGTCATCCATCAATCTCTGACAAATTATTGCATGCTCTTCAAACAAAGCAAAATCAAAATATGCATTTTTGGTAAAAGGATTGACAACATAAGAGAACAAATTGAGAACCATTAAGCGGCAACTGTCAAAAGCGCAAATTGGCAATTCTGCACAAGGGTTTGTTGATATAGTTTTATATCCATCTTCTGCATAACAATCAACAGCATTGTACTTAGTGATTTGATCCCAGAACAAAAGACCGGGTTCCGCTCTTAGCCATGCATTGTGGATGATCTTTTTCCACAATTCCTTAGCATCAACATAGATGTCACTATCACTAGGAGGAGCATCTACGGGGAATCGTAAACGGAACTTTTCACCCTTTTCTACAGCTTCCAAGAATTCATTGCTAAGCAAAACAGAAATATTTGCTCCTGTAACTTTTGAACTGTCGTTCTTAATCGTAATAAATGATTCAATGTCTTTGTGTGCGACATGGATACTAAGCATTAGAGCGCCTCTGCGCCCCGCCTGCCCGACTTCTCTGATCGTATTGCTATATCTCTCCATCCATGAACCAATGCCCGTGCTGGTCCTAGCAGCGTTCTTAACAGGTTCGCCAGCAGGACGTAGAGTTGATATGTCTACGCCAACGCCGCCTCTTCTTTTAGAGATTTGAGCTAAATGTTCATCAACCTTAAGGATGCCACCATAACTGTCTTTTGGACTTTCGACTACATAACAATTCGATAGAGAAATGATTTGATGATCATTTCCGATACCAAACATGGGACTTCCTTGAGGTACAATGTATTTGAATTTATCGAATAAAGAAAAAATTTGTTCTTCTGAAAGAGGTTCTGTATACTTTTCTGCTTCAATTCTTGCAAATTCTTTGGCAAGACGGTGATGCATATCAACTGGTGTTTCTTCGAGTAAATTAGAATTGTTGTCTTTAAGAGCGTATTTGTCCAAAAATACTTTAGCGGCTAGTTCATCTCCCTCGAAGTAAGATACGCATTTGTCAAAAGCTGTAGTGTACTGATACATTATAACCCCTCAATTTAGAAACACCAATAAGATTAATAATACTGATTGTGAATTACTAAGCAATAAAAATTTCATTAATTTTCAACATGCAATAGCAAATTTTCCGTATTTTTAAAATTCACTCATTATGTATACATGAAATACCGTTTTCCATTCGTAATTTCAACTCACTTGCACCAGACAACAATTGCAATAATTCTTGATCATGTGTCGTTATAAAAACTTTTTTGTTTTTTGCTATATTCCTAATAAGTCTGTATATGGCATTGTTTCCTTGAGAATCCATGTTAATAGATATTTCGTCCAAGAATATAATATTAGGTGTTGATCCGCTATTAAGTTCTCGAACATGTGCAAAAGCTTGAGAAACAGCTAAATTAATTCTTCTTTTTTGCCCATTTGAAAGCAAATCATATATTATTGGAACATCATCTGTGGATTTTTTTATCTCTTCATTAAATTCGTTATCAAATTTTAGCGACAAATTTCCATCAATCAAAATGGAAAGCATATTTTCCACTGAATTATTTAACAATGGTAGTATCTGATCAACAACAAATTTTCGTACACCTTTATCTCCAAAAGCATCAAGCCAGAAATTCAAATATGGAATTTTAGCAACAAGGTTGTCAAGTTTTGTTTGGCTCTTCTCTTTATTGCTTTTAATATCTTGTATGTTTTTTTCAACATTATCTTTTATATCAGCCAAAGGAGATTTGTTTTTAATTGCATTCTCTTTTTCCATAATAGTAACACTATTAATGGAAATTTTATTTTCAATCTTATCAATCATATTAATCGTTTCTGGCTTTTGTACTTTGTTCAATTCTCTAATTTCATCTTGAATCTTTTGAATGTTGTTTTTGGTTTCTGTTAAAGACGCACTTATCTTATTTTTTAAATCAATTACTTTTTGTATATCCGTCTTAATAGACAATATCTTATCAATTAATTCTTTATGATTATTTTCTAATTCATTTTTGTTAGTTAAAAGGATATCTAAATTGTTTTTACAATCTTGTTCAATGTGAAAATAGCCATTTTTATCGATAATTGACAAACAATGATCGCATGTAACACCATCTTCAAGTTTAGTTATTTTATCAATTTTAATCTTATTTTCTTTAATTTTGATTTCTGACGAATGTATGTTATTGTTTATTTTTCCTAATTTGTTATTATTATCAATGAGCAAGTTTTTCCCTTCTTCTATTTTGGTTTCAATTTGATCTTTTGAGCTATCTAATTTTGATATTTTTTTGTTTAAATTTTCAATTTCAATATTATTGGTTTTAATTTTTTCTTGTGCGTTATCGTATTTTTCAATTTGAGGGTCAAAAGATTTTAAATCTTTGATTTGTTTGTTTAAAATTTCTTGTTCATTTTTTAAGTTTATGATTTCTTGTTTGATGTTATCTTTCCATAAATTTTCTTTATCGATAATTTGATTTAATTGCAAAGTCATATTGTCGATCATAGATTGATTAGCGATGTTATCTTTTTCTGCCAAAGTTATTTCAATTTTTGTTTCTTTTACTATTTCTTTTGTTTTTTCGTTATAAATTCTGTATTTCTCTAAACCTAAAAGGTTTTCTACAATTATTCTTCTTTCTGTAGAACTTGATTCTAAATAACTATCTGTGTTTGAATCTGTAAAGGCACAAATAGATTTAAATGTTTCATAATTAAAGCCAAGAATAGATTCAATCATATCTTGTGTTTGTTTAATTTCTCCTCTAGTCAATTCTGTAGCTTCATCAAATTTTTCGTCTTTTGATCTCCAAAGTTTTAATCCATCAGGTTTTCTTGAACGTAAAATCTTAACGTCATCAAAATATATTTCAATTGACATTTTTTTATTAGTTTTGTTGTTAATCACATCTTTAACTCCAATTTTCTTGGGATTTTTCAATGTTTTTCCAAAAAGCCCATAAAGGAGCACATCTAAGATGCTACTTTTACCGCTACCATTGCTGGAATTAAATTCACTATCTTTGATATCAAGATTTTTCCCTGTAATGATAACAATTGAATCATAGTTTTGAAAATCAATTTCTATGCCTTGATCGCCAAAGCACAAAAAGTTTTGAGCTTTTATTTTCTTAAAGTTGATATTCCGCATTGAACTACTCCTGAGACTGGTTGATGATATCCAACCCACAACTGATAAGCAAATCCTTGTTTAACTCAGTCATCGTTATCTCAACAAACTTTTTAACCATTTTGTCTGATTGACTTAAAATTTCTTTTGCAATTTCTATTTGTTTTAATTCGTTGTTTTGATTTTTATCAATAATGTTTTTCTTTATTTTGACTGAACTTACACCTTGACTCTCTAACAACTTTATTTTTTTATTGATTTCTTCTTTATCTTCATCCTCGACAATTACTGATACAAAAGATTTTTTCAACAATTGCGGATCAATTTTCATTATAGTTTCAAGATCTCCTTCAAAATGTTGTGGACTAAAATCATTTGCAACGTAGTTGACAATATAATCATTTTCTATAAATTCTAAAATAATTATATTCTTTTTATCTTCTAATTCTCCGAAAGATAATTGCAATGGACTGCCAATATATTCAGTATTTTCTGATATTGTTTGAGCGTTATGATAATGTCCAAGAAATGCATGTTTGTATTTTGAGAAAATATTTGGACTAACTTTAGTCATTTCTCCATCATGTTCAATCTCTACATCGGCAGTTGACCCTTTGGAATTTAATTTTGCGCCATCAACTGCTAAATGTCCTAAGAAAAACGAATCTTGTGGATTCAAAACTGATAATAAATCAATGTCTTCTATTGGATTATGTGTAAAAGGAACAAAATGCCAGCTAATACCTTCTATGATGATTTGTTTTGGTTTATCTATAATATAAACATTAGGCAATGCTGATACAGCAGTAACAGAGCTGATAGATGTCTTTTCAAAATACCAAAGATCGTGATTTCCCAAAAGAACATAGAAATTTATGCTGCCATCAAGATATTTTTTAAGAATAGAAAATGTTTCGTGTAATACAATTGATTCAATTTTTGTGCGATCATGAAAAAAATCACCACCAAAAATTATATTTTTTATATTATGCTTCTTAGCTGTTTCAAAAACCCATACCAAACAAAGTAAACAATCATTAAGCCTATCTTCGCTTTTTTTGTGCGGATGAATATGAATGTCACTAAAAAGCAAAAACTTGATCATTTTTTACCTCGATTTGGCGCAAAATGATAATATCAAGTTTATGTGTAAGGTTCAAGCTTATCTTTTCGCTTAATTTTGCCTTCAAAATATTTTTCGAGAAGATCCCAAGCATTTAGTTTGTTAATGTCTGTAATGACGGCTGTTGGAGCACCACCTGTTGCTCCAACACCAATTCCACCACCAAGATCTGCACCCAAACTTGAAGGTGGGGGAGGAGTTGCTCCACCTAATGACCCGCCAAGGCTACCACCTAGACCACCTAAGTCAGATGGTGGTGCTCCTCCGGGTGGTGGTGTTGCTCCTCCTAAAGCTCCTCCCGGTGGTGCCGCACCTCCACTAGAGGATGCTCCACCAGCTGGAGCATCTGCTTCAGTTAAAAATTTTTTTCTTCTAAATTGATGAATTGTGATCATACAAAATATATATGTACGATGAAAACATTTTGGGAATATTTAAATAATGATCAACCGGATGCTCTACGAATAACTGAGCGTCCTGTTCCACAACCGCAAGCAGTTGCGCCAGTTGCAATTAATGCGAATGCAGACCCTGTAAATCACACTGTAGCTGTTCCGCAGCCAGCAGAAACCGGATTCAGATCAAAAGTAAAACCTTGGAAAGCGAAGAAAAGTCAAATTATGACTTTTTGGAAAGCTTTAGCTCCTAATATACCTTTACAATTGCAGCCTATTGAGCAAATTCATAAAGGTAGTACTTTACAACAAGATACATTTAGGCTCACAGGAAGCAAAGAATTTATTACAACTGTACTGTCTAGATTGAAAGATTTTGTGATTTATGAAAATCCAGAAACAAAATTAGTTTTAGATTATAGACAAAATGCTAAAAGCCTAAAACCGGGAGAAAAAAATAGTTATTTATTTTACTTAAATGTCCGCAAGAGGAAATAATTTTTTTCTTATTTTAGTTTTATTAAATTCTAAAAAATCCATTTTTTCATCTAATTTTTTTTGTTTTTCAGCAACTTCTTTAAGATTTTTATCAAGATTTTTAACAACGAATAATGTTTCATCAATCATGCTATCAATCATAATAAAATCTCCAAAAAGAACATTTCTATGTATAAAAGATCTTGACGAAATATTCAAAAAATAATATAATTTAGCATGAAGGTTATGACTTGATAATAGTTTTTAAGAGGTAAAAATGGCGACTACAATTACAATTAACAATGATTTCTGTCAATTGCAAACTGATAATCAAGAAATGTTAAAATACATTATTCTTAATTTAAAATTTAGACAAAAAGGTTATCAATTCACACCTCTTTATAAATCTAAGAAGTGGGATGGATTTGTTAACTTTTTTTCAGCAAAAACAGGAAAATTTCTTACCGGAATATTACCAGAAATTTGTATGATTGTAAAAAAGTTCAATGAATCATATGATCTTAGTGATTTAAGAATACCAATTAAATTTAAATTCGATAAAATTGATGAACATTTTTTACAATATTACAACGAAGATATGAACACTAAAATCGAATTAACAGATTATCAAGTTGACCTAGTAAACCAAGCGATCAAACACAAACGTGGAATTATTGTTGCTCCTACCGCTTCTGGGAAAACATTCCTTATGTCTGCTCTCTTAAAGGCTTTAGGAGAACATGAACCGACTTTAGTTTTGCAAAACAGAAAGTCTTTAGCTTCTCAGAATTTTGATGAAATTTCTAGATGGGGATTTAAAAATATTGGTTCTTGTTGGGGTGGAAACAATAATCCAAATAAAATAACTGTTGCTACTGCGCAATCAATTCATCATTTGGAAGACAAGCTTGATAGCATAAGAGTTCTTATTGTAGATGAAGTTCATGATATGGTATCTGATACAGCTAAAGAAATATACAAAAAGATGAAAAATACAGTCATAAGGATAGGTTTGTCGGCAACACCGTTTAAGCATGGTGAAACAGACAAGGTACACAAATATCTTGTCAAAGGATTCTTCGGTCCAATAATCAAGACGACTACAACTTCCACAGGAAGAGTAACGACAGCAGACTTACAACAAAAAGGCAGATTATCTCAGTCAAAATGCTTGTTTTACAAAATATGTGAACCTGATCTTTCCTTATCAATCTATAGTGAAGCTATAGATCTTGGTATTGTCAACAATTTAACTTTACATAATAAAGTTGTTGAATTGACAAATGCGTTTTCTGGCAGAACATTAATTTTAGTAGACAGAATTGCGCATGGTGATCAATTGAAAAAAATGATCCCAACCGCTTATTGGATCACAGGAAAAGACGATAATGATTCTAGAAAAGAAGTAATTAATATGTTACAAAGTTCTAAAACTAGTTGTATAGCAATTGCTACTCAACAAATATTCAACACTGGTATCAATGTTAAAATTCACAATTTAATTAATGCTGCTGGTGGGCAAGCTGATCATTTAATTATTCAAAGAATGGGTCGTGGATTAAGAACAGCTGATGACAAAAAAGAAGTTACTTACATTGATTTTATGTTTGAAAACAATCCTTACTTGAAAAAGCATTCTGCAAAAAGAGTTAGAATTTTGGAGAAGGAAGGTCACTCTCTTCAGTTTTTCGATTGACAACATTGTAAAAAGCATTAAATAAATCATTTAACGTAGATGATGGTTTACCAATAATACTTTTTATCATTGCCTTGTCTTCCTTGCTCATTTGATCATATTTACTCCAACTTTTCAATCGAGTCTTTATCTTTTCAATATCAAGCTTGGATAGGTTGATAGTAAATCCTTGATCATTATCAATATTTAATTGTAATTGATTTTTAAAAGCATTTTTTTTAACTTCTTTTTCATTTTCTGTAGCTTCTAAAAATTGTATGAAAGTAATCATATGACTATATAGATTTATGGAGAATTTTTATGAAGTTTACTGAATGGGTTGGTAAATCACCTGATGTTGTTTTCGGTTTTGACAAAGTTGTTTCTACTAAAGGTCAGCTTCGTTATAACGAAGAACCAGTAGAACCTTTAAAAATCGAAACTGTTTTAGATGAAATAATCAATTTAGGTAAAATAGGAATAAAAGAACCTGTTAAAGATTTTGGATCTATGATTAATTATGGAGACAGTAATCAAGTCGGGTCAATTCGTCTTAAATTTAGTCCTCTTGGTTCTTGTCGTGTAACGATAATGAGAAGAATTAGTGATTTGGAAGGTGAATTAACTTGGGTTACTCGTTATTCTATTCCTGTTGTTAATGATTACGAACATATGACTGTAGAAGACATTGCTGTTGAAAAAATGTTAGCTACTAGGATTTTTGAATTGGCTGAATATATTGATAAAACGGCTTTGGAAACGCCCAAACAAAAATATGATTCGCTTGAAGAATTAGTAATTATGCTTGCTATGAATATGAAATTAAAGCATCCAAAAGTAATGAGTTACCAAGGTGTGATAAAAGAAAACATTAATACATATATCATATATTTTTCGTATCATGGTTTAGGTCTTGAAGCTCCCGGTCAAAGAAAAGTGAATCAATTTAATATTTATGTAGAATTTATCAAACACAAAGGGTTAATTCGATGTTGGGGTGCCGAATATTCTGCTCCTCACTTGCTCTATAATTATGAACCTCAGACCCCTGAATGGGACGAATATTTTAGCGTAGATCAGAATAAAAATGAGATTACAACAATTATTGAAAATATATTTAAAACTTATTGATCAATAGATGAAAGTTTAATATAACATTCTCCATAAACTTCAATTTTCCCCATTAAAGCTTGAAAATCTTTTTGAGTATCATTAATAAAATCTAATTCTTTCATAATTGATTTAGTTTGGTCTTTACTAAATTTGATAGCTGTTTTCAATCCATCGTTTTTAAGGGCTTTCATCACTTCTGCATAAGGTTTATCCTTTGCTTCAAAATGATAATAGGAAAGAATAGCATCACCGCCTTTTGCTTTAGCATCAGCAGCATTATTTTGCGCCCCTTTACGCCTATTCTTTAAAAATTCCAAAGGATCATCAGATTGTTGTTTCATAAAATTATTTATGTCTCTTGAGATAAATTGTTAAACTTTTCATTGTAAATTTTTTTTATATCATCAACATTATAGTCTTTATATTTTTCACATTCTGTTAAACTAATAATTTCATTTTTTATGTCGTCTGGTAACTTATTAACCCATTCGCTAACAAAACACCAAATAGGATCAATTTGTTTAGCTCTTATCTGCAATAATATTCTTCTAATATTTTTGTAAAAATTTTCATATGTAAAATTATCTCCTAATGTATCTTTCAAAGATACAATAGTATTTTCAAAAGCAGATGATATAAATCTATCTTCAAGTTTTCTCGTGACAGTTTTTGTCATCATCTTATTTTCTCGCATTTTCTTAATCCAAACAAAATATCTTTTTTCAGCTTTTTCGCCAATCAATAGGCTTGGATTTATAATTGGATTTTTGTTTTCTAAGATTTTAATAATCTCCATTTGAGCTTTTATAAAAATAAAATACTCAGCTGGCGCTTTGAAAATTTCTTTTTTATCTTTCACAAATTTCAAAAGATACTTAAACGCTGATTGTTTTCTTATAGGTTTTAAATCATTAAATTTTGTGTGGTTATAGTCAGGAAAATAATGATACTCAGAATTAAGATAATATATCAACAAATGATAAGCAAAAACCATATCTGAATCATCAGATAGACTAAGCAGTTGTTCTGTAGATGTTTTAAAAATCTGTCGCATGTTTTTACTCTAATCCATTCAATCTTAAAAGTCAAACTTGAGTTTGAAATTATATGGGGATCATTCCAGTCACATATGCCGTTTATTCGTTAATAAACATGGCTAGGAATTCGTTTCTACATCCAAGTGAGACTCAGGTCGATTTTTAACACTAAATGCGTTTAAAGCGATTTTACGAGCTAAAAATATTTCTTGTTTTGTTTGTCATTTGGCACGATTTTTGCGTATTAATTAATACTAAGTATTAATATAATTAACTTAATAAGTATTAGTTCTAATTTTGATTATTTAATAAATCATATTTTATTAAGTGGTGCTAATTTACTCTGAGCGAAGCGAAGAGTAAATTAGTACCACTTAAACTAAAGCATCTTCAATTACGAAGTAATTGAAGATGAATATAAATACTTAGTATAAACGCGCGAAGCAAAAAGTGTGCCAAAAAAAATAAAAATTATGTTTGACTTAAGTTTTTAGTAATCGTAGATTTTTGGTGTGAGTATTGACAAAACCACTTTTGAAAACATTTTCGACACATTTTGTGTCGAGCCATTTATTTATTTGCAAATTTTAAATCAACCCGATTTAACTGATAAACAAAATCTTTTACTTCATATAAAACTTGAAGGACCAAGAGGATCTAAATTTGAAATAAAATTACATCAAAACAATACATGTTCGTTTGTACACCATGTGAATAATTGTTTAAGAGAATATAATCGACCGATAATTTGTTTAGATTCTAAGTTATTTCATTCTTTTTGTTTGAAACAAAATTGTACTAAACAAATTGATTTTAAAGTATTTTTTGATTTAAATTGGTATTGTGATTACAATGATATAAGTTGTTCTTTTGAAAAAATGACTGACATAGTTTCTATATTTTTGAAATTTATTAAGCATGATAGTTTTGAAATATATAAAAATGTTTTTCAAAAATTAATATGTGAAACAATTCCACACATGGAAAATCAAGCTATCATATTGGATAGTGAAGCTACATTTGTTTATCCTTATTATTCATCAAGATTGCAAGAAAATGGAAGATTGAATTCTAAAGTTTTTTCTAATAGAAATTTTAATCCACATACTTTGACTTATGAAATTAAGAAAAATTTTGTTTTATCAGAAGATGAAATATTTGTATCGTTTGACTTTAAGGCATTGGAGTTATATGTTTTGGCATTTTTGAGTAATGATGCTAACTTAAATACATTATTGTATAACACATGTCATCCGTATGAACAAATTGCTCAATATGTTCTTGATTTAAATAATTTTGAAAATAAAAACTATAAAGATTTAGGTAAGAAGATATTTTTACCAAGTATTTATGGTATTTCTCCAGCTAAGTTATCAGAATCTTTAGGTTGTTCTATTTTGGAAGCCAAGACTTATTTGAATAAAATAAAGACTTTATTTAGCAAAGCGTTTGATTATGTTTCACAGCAGTCTGCTCAAGCAATAAATTTTGGCTATTGTCTTGATTACTTCAAAAGAAAGAAAAATTTTATTGCAGATGAGGGATATAAAGCCATGAATTTTTCTGTACATTCACCAGCAGCAGTATTTTGTTTTATGAAGATGAATGAAATAAAATCAATTGAAACTAAAGATTTTAGATTATTGTTTTCAATTCACGATTGTTTTGTTTTTGCTGTTAAAAAGGAAAAATTAAAATTATCTGTATTGCAAATTAAAGATACTTTGCAGAAAGAATTTTCTGACTATAAGCCCTTAAGATTTATTGTTGATACTAAGTTTGGCGAAAATTTAGCATTTTTGAAAAATTATTCTGAAGTTTGACTCAATTACATTAAAGGTTGATACTACACCTTACGTTTCAAGGAGGTAATTGAAATGAAGATATTTCAGATGTTTAAGATTAACTCAGAGGAATTTAAAGAACTTGAGGAAAAGTTTGGTCAGTTGTGTCTTTATGCCAGTTGGCAATTAATGTCTAATAATTCTCGTAATAATCATCAGTTAGATGTAGAAGATATCAAACAAGAGCTTCTTATGTCTGTTATAAGGGCAGGTAGTTATTATAAAAGACAAACTTATATTGAATCATCATTTGATACAGTTGAAAAACATGTTCCGCAAGATGGGATATTTAGAAAAATTTTTGATTCTTTAAAAGATCTATGGAAAAATAAGACACATCATGGAGCATATCGTCGCAAATTTGGTGATCCTCAAGAGGAAATTCTGGAGAAATTAGTTAAAAAATTTGTTCCATCACAAGAAAGACCTGACATTGGTTTAAAACTTATGATTAATGCCAAGTTTGTTATTTACACAAAGCAGATCATATGGAATGCTACTAGGCATGTCGGCAAGAGAATTACTAAAGAAAAACATATTCGAGTAGGTCAAGTTTCACTTAGTGAACACGAACACTTGTATATTTGAGGATTTTTAGTATGGAAGCTAAACTTACCGAAGATCAACAAAAGTTGTTGGAGACTATGCTTCAACAACAGAATACTCAGACTAAATTTCGTTGGGATGAAAATTTCCAAAGAAGAATTTTAGGTATTCTTTTAACAGATAGGAATTTTCTTCTTCAGGGAAAAGCTCTTATTTCTCCTGAATATTTTTCTAATGAAGTTCATGTAGAAACATGTCGCATTTTATTTAAATTATTTGATGATCATCCTACAGGAATACCTGACAGGATGATTATGGAAAACGATTTGCTTGAGAAAGTAAGAGAAAAATCAGATGCAATTAAAGTTTATTATAGATCAGAACTTCAATCGCTTTATGATTTCTTTATACCTAACCAAGCATCAAGAGATATTTTGTTTAATAAATTGCTTAATTTTTCCAAGATACAAAGTCTTAGAATAGCAATGGAAGAAAGCCAAAGAGATCTTAAGAAGAATCCAGATTCAGAAGAAATCTGGGCTAAGGTTTATGAGAGATTTCGTAATTGCATGTTAGTGTCAAAGACATTTGATGCAGGTTTCCAATATTTTAATCAAATAGAACAATTCTTCACAGAATTATCTAAAGATGAAGAAAGAGTTGATAAGTTTACATCAGGATTTTTGTCAATTGATTTTGAGATATCTGGTGGTGGACCAAGACGTGGTGAAATTTATGCTTTTATAGCACTACCCGGTGTTGGTAAATCTTTGGCTTTGGTTAAAGCAGCTGTTGAAAATGTAAACAAAGGGTTTAAAGTAGCGTTTATTTCTGTAGAAATGGATTGGGTTTCTATTTCTAAAAGATTCACATCAGCTTATGTCGGAATGCCATATAATAAGCTTGCTAGTCAAAAAGATGAAGTAAAAAACATCCTTGAATATAAAACACTTGAATACGAAGACAAGAACAGATTGGTAGTTAAGCAATTTCCTGCTGGTAGTATTGATGTTAATGATATTCGAGCTTATTTAAACCAATTGGAGTTATATGGATTTGTTCCAGACCTTTTGGTTGTTGATTATCCCGGAGAAATGAAAGATACACCGGGAGTTGCTGTTTGGGAATCTAAGTATAGAATCATTCGTGACCTAAGAGGACTTGCTTGTGAAAAGAAAATGCTTGTATTTACTGCAATGCAACCGAATAAGTCAGCATCTGAATTGTCTTCATCGGAATTTATTGAAGAAGGCAACATCGGTGCGTCTTTTGACATGTTTAAGCCTCTTGATGGTTTATGGTCTATCAATAGAACTACCGATGAAGCTAATGCTCAAGTTGGCAGAATATTCATTATCAAAAGTAGAAATGGTAAATCAAGATACCATTTCCCAATAGAATATAATCACGAAATGTTAACCATATCAGAAATAGATTTTGATAAATATAAGACAAAAATGCACAATAAAGCCCAGCAAGATGCTAACACTTATAGCGTTACATCTGATTCATCAAATATATCATCAAATAACCATCCTCCTAAAAAGGTAGGTAAGAAAAAACAACAAGATCCATCTAACCCAATTGATTGATTCTATTTTTATCAAAAAATAAATTATCAGGAGTAGGACTTATAAAGGAATTGCCGATGCAATGGCGCAACAGTGGGGTGGCAACAATTAATGACTGCAAACCTTACTAATTTGAATTGATAGCACGGTTTTCCCTTTTTCTCAGAAAGTAGTATGAGCCATGATTGAAAAGATTGCGTTAGATGATCAGGAATGGACAATTGATTCTCGTGATTTAAATTTCACGGATGCAACTCTTAATATATTTTTTGAAAAAGTAGGCGGAATTATTGATTATGTTGGAGCTGGTCATGCATTGGCTATGAAATGTTTTTCTGTAGCAGAACTTGAATACAAAAGAAAATTTATTCAAAAATTCAAAGAACAAAAAGATCTTGGCAAATCAGATAAAACAGCAGAATTAGCAGCTGAAGGTGATGACGAATGTGTTGCTTTGAAAAGAGAATGCATTCAAAACAGATATTGCAAAGATAGAATTTACGCACATTTGCAAGCTTTGAACGCTTCAAGAGAAGATGCTCACAATCGAGGTCATATGTTGCGTAAAGAAATGGACAAGTTAAACTTCCAAATAAATGAATAAATTTAGGTTTGTCGTATTGTTATAACATGAGAGAATACGATGTTTAACATTGAGTTTGTTCAGAAGTATATGCTTACTGCTAAGCTTTTTGGTGAGCTTAAAAATCCATGTTATTCAAGAAAAATTGGTGTTGTGATTGTTAACAATTTGTTAACTAAAGTTGTTAGCATGGGATATAATGGTCCACCAAGAAATGCCCCTCATTGTGACAGCCCAGAACATCTTAAAACAATTTTTCTTCCTCAGCTTACAGAAGAAGATAAATACAAAATAGATCCTAATTTTGATGAAAAAGAATTTATTAAGAATCATGCTTATGCAAAACAATGCCCAAGAAAAATTCTTGGATGTAAATCTGGGGAGAGACTTGAGTTATGTTCTTGTGCTCATGCTGAAGCAAATGCCATAGTTAATGCATCTGCTGATTTAAATGGAGCGCATATGTTCGCATGGTGTACTTTACCATGCGTTGAATGTACAAAATTAATTATAAATTCTGGAATTAAAAAATTGTTTTGTTTATCAAATAAAGATAAGGACTATTCTGTCGGCAGCAGATTTCTTTTTGACAAATGTGGTGTCGATATAGTGGAACTTGATGAAAAATTAATAATGGAACACTAGGTTAAAATATGTTTGAAATAGAATTTAAGTATTATAAACAAAAAGAAGACCTTGATTATAACAAGGATGAGCCGCTTATTTTTAAAAATAAGTTTGGCAAAGTGGATGAAAATTATCCAGTAGAAAATTTGGCTAAATATATCCTCACACAACTTGCTCGTAGAGATATATTTATATACGATGTTGATATTTACGAGTATACAAAGAAAAAGGTTAGTTTCAAGCTTGGTAAAAATGGTTTTTCTGTAGCTGGAAGCAAGTTTAACAATTCTAGTTTGGCAGAAAATTGTGATTTGGAAAACAATATTCCTGATGATCCACAGGATATTCCGAGGATAGATGAAGAAAAAGTATTGTCTAAGCCAACAACTTTTCAAAAGTTGGCGAATAGAATCGATAATCAATTTGCCAGTGTTGATAAGAACAAGATTAAAAGAAAAGTAATTTTTGATCCACCGTTAAGGATGGATAAGACTCAATTTCCTTATAAGTTTACAAAAGCAAAAATATATCCAGTTTATTCAGAAAAATACAACACAAATGGAATTGGAATGTTGATTGTAACAAATGATGATAATAATAATGTTTTAGAAGTTACAGATGAATATTTCGTCCCTGCCCCTACGCTTGTTTTCGACAATGAGATGAATGCTAGCAAAATTGGTAATAATGATCTTTTGAACTGGAAGGGCATGGGGGGCAATGAGGCTATGATAAACCTGAGAGGAAAGTAATGAGCAGTCAAAGAAAAAGTGATCAAAAGAAGAAAGCAAAGAAAGTCGAAGCTCGAAAAAGAGTCCTCGTTCGCAGGGAAGAATTCAGGAAAGCTAAAAAAGAAGAAAAAATGTTAGAGAAAGAATTTGAGAGTAGAGAATCTAAATATTTAAGCAGAGAAGAGATTACGCAACGATTGGAGCATAATCTTAAAATAATCGAGCAGATGGAAAAATTATTGGCTGAACAGGACAAAAATGTTGACAACAACACTCCTTTAGGCGATAATAGCGGAACACCAATGGTGTAACCTTAGTAAAGCAGGTAGAGCTTTATAGCAGTGTGGTGTGAGATACACCCAGAAAGGCAGTTGCAATGGCAGACTATGAATTTGATACGTTAGATATGAACGATATTCGCAAAGAGGCTAGCAGGCTTAATAAAGAAGCTGGTGGTAGTGCGAATGATGATTATGTTCGCATGCCAGAGAAGGATGGATTTGTTTTACTCAGGCTTCTTCCTAAGCTTAAAAACAAGCCATTCTTTCATGCGGTTCGCATACATCGGCTTGGCGAATACCCTAATTCCAAAACAATTTTTTGTACTAAAAAATTAGTGCAGACTCCTAGAGGAGAACAGTGGCGGACAGTTAGTCCTGAAACTGAGTGCCCTATTTGCAAAGAATATAATGCAATGTGGGAGAAGTCCAAGAAGATGCCTGCTGATCGTGCTAAGAAGCTTCAAGATGATGCTCGTTCTATTAAGCCAATTGAAAGGTATTACTACAACTGCATTGTTCGTTCTCAGTTAAATCCTAAGACCAACCAGATTGAAACTAATGTTGGTCCCAAGATTCTTAGTATTGGGAAGACCGTTCATAATCTTATTTGGGTTTCTATGTCAGGTAATGAAACTACTGGCAAGAAAGGTTTAGGAGATGTTTCGCATTATCAGAATGGTCGAGACTTCAAGATTGTGAAAGTTGTTCGTGGACCTAATGGTTATCCGAATTACGATCAATCTTTCTTTGAAGATCCTTCTGTTCTTGGTAGTGGTGATCAGATTAAATCTTGGTTGACTAAGTACCACGATTTGGAAGCAATTCCTAATTATCTTACTATCGATCAGATAGAAGAAGCTTTGAAAAGTTTTATTGGTGAAGGTGAATTACAACCAAAACCTCAAGTGACATCATCAAAGATGACATCATCAAAGCCTTCAACATCAAAGATTGAAGAAAGTTCTTTGGATGGTGTTGATGATATGATTGACGAGGACATAGAAGCTCAGTTAGGCAACATTGGTTTTGGTAAACGATAATACTTAAGTAGACTTGAAATAGCTTCCTGTTTTTTTGTTTTAATACTCTATTAGTTTGAGTCACATTGTTCTGCATGGAGTTTGGCATGGCTCGTCAAAAGAAAGATTCAGCTTCCCTTGATAATTTATTCACCGATATTGCAAGCGCAACTGGCGCAGAGTTAGTATCAGAACTTGATCAAGCAAGATATTTTATAGATACAGGCAATTTTGCCATTAATTATTGTTGCTCTGGCAAGTTTTATGGTGGAGGCATTCCCGGTGGACGTTTAAGCGAAATTTATGGTCCATCGGCATCAAGTAAAAGTCTTATTGGCGCAAACATTCTTGCTGGTGTTCAGCGCATGGGCGGCATTGGAGTTATTCTCGATACAGAGAATGCTATTAATGGCGAATTTATACAAAATGCTACTAAATGCGATATTACTAAGCTTGTAAGATACACTCCTGAAACATTAGAAGACTGTTTTAGCACAATGTATCGTGTTATTAATTATATCCGCAAAACAAAGAAAATTGAAGTGCCGATTTGTATTGTTTATGATTCAATTTCAGTATCGCCTAGTGCTAGAGAATTTAGAGAAACAAAGCTTCCTGAAGGATATAGCAAGGCTGATTTCAAGCGTATTGTTGGTGGTAATGAACAGCCCGGTGAACGAGCAAAGATTTGTTCTAAAGAACTGAGAAAACTTAACACTGAAATGGAGCAGAATGATGTTACAGTTGTGGTCCTCAATCAGATCCGTGATAAAATTGGTGTTCTTTACGGTAATCCCGAAACTACTGCTGGAGGGGGACAAGGATTGCCATTTTACGCTTCGTTAAGAATGCGTAGTCAAACTCAAAAGAAGATTGAACAAAATGTCCCCGGCATGGCTAAGAAAAAGATTCTTGGCATTAACATCAAAATCCAAAATAAGAAAAATAGGTCTTATAGACCTTTCGTTGAGGTTGACAACATTCCTCTTTATTTTGACAGAGGAATGAATCCATTGGGTGGTGCTTTAGGAGCACTGCTTGATGCAGGAAGGGTAATATCAGGCGGCGCAGGAAATTTTACTATAAACCCTGATTTTACCAATGGATCAGAAGTTAAATTCAAATCTTCAATGGAAAGAAATGATATTCCTGTTGAGATTGCAGAACAGTATTCACAAATATTGGATGCTACAGAAGAGCAAATGAAATCTTATTTGCAGTTATATGCAGATGTGATAAATTATAAAGTCGCTGGCGAAGTCGTTGATGTTGGCGATGAAGCTGATATGGAAGTTGATGATCTTTTAGGCTGATTTAAGGGAACATTATGACTCCTTCTTATGTTGTACTTAAATGTCCTGATGGCAAGAATATTGTAACAAGCTACAACAATTTGTTGTCCTTGTCAGAGTTTGTTGATTGCTTCAACATTAAAGTTGAAGCATGTAAAATCGATGATGCTCAAGATGTTGTCAATCTAGAAGAAATTGCAAATATATTTTGTGATTCTAATTACATTAAAAATAATATTGCAATACCTAACGATGCTTCAGAACTACCTGAAAACAACATGACAAAAGATAAATCTTCTCGTTATATCCGCAATAAAATTAAAGAAACTATACTTGACAAGAAAGAAATTTCTTTTTCGCAGATATGTAAAATGTTTTCAAATTTCAATTATTCTGTTCCGGGTTTAAACAATAATTTTAAGCTTGCTCGTCAAGAGCTTGAATCAGATGGATATAACTGCGTTCGTTTGAAGAGAGGGATGTATCGCTTAGAGGGGCGAAATGATGGATGAGAATATAACTGTAAATCGTGTTAATGGATTGAAAGAAGCAGTAAAGTATGGCAGATTAATGGGTTACGTTTTACAAGAATACTCTTCTTTGAAAGGTAATCCAGATATAGAATTATCAACCAAGGATTTCAAAACTTGGTTGTTTAATTGTGATGGTTATGATGTGCAATTTTATTTTAATTCTGTTGAAACAGACTACTTTGAAGATCAAAAAAATGTAATTGAAACTTTGCAAATATGGTCACAAGATTTATATTTTTTGCCATTTGTTGTTTCTTTTAAAATAGCGATAGCATTTTTTGGCAATGAAAATATAATTTTGACACAAATTCTTACACCAAGCAAGTTTATTTATTGTTGGAATAAAATGTACGATGAAGAAGGTGTTAGTCTTTCGCCTAAAAAAGGCAGTTGTATAGACAAAAGTTTTTTGGGACATGATTATTATTTAATAAAAGACATACCAGCATTTATAGAATAATACAGTCTGTTGCGATAAATATTAAAGTTCCTCTGGAGCAGCAATAATATGCTGAAAAATTATGATAAATCAGAAGCCATCCACCAGCAGGATTCAATCATCAATTATAAAACATTTAGAGAAGTATGGAACAATACAGTTGAATTTACCTGATGATTTTTTAATTTAGATAGGAATC